CTCATCCCAAGGCTTGCCAAGAGCGACGTTCTGTGCTATCTGCTCGACACCTGATTGGCCAAGTTCTTCCAAACCCTCACCGGCAACACCAGTCATGACGCGGGTGGCTAAGCGAGCGGGCATCCCTGATGCGTCAAGTGCTTTCTTCAAAGAACCTGATGCGATGGCCGTGTCGATGTCAGTGGCGCCCATCTTCTGCGCGATCTTACCGCCGAGGATATTGATACCTGTGCCAGCGACACCGGCGGTTACTGCAGCGAGTGCCTGCGGAGCGTTCAACTCCCCGTCTTGGGTTTCTTGTCGGATTGATTCCGCAGAGGAACCGGTGATGGTCAAACCTTCGCCAGCCGCGCCTGCGACCAGAGGCGCTAACTTCGGAAATATTTTCATCAACTGCTGCGCGAACACACCACTCACCCCCAGACTCGGTATACTCTGTACGACAGCGCCTCCGATGACCGATGGGGTTTCCAGGGCCTGTCCTAAGGAAGGGAAGAATCCCTGGGTCTCAGCTAGAAGGCGCTGTGCCTCCTGGCGTTCAGGAGACTGCATGGCGTCGAGTATCTCTTGGCTTCGCTTGAAGTCAACAGTGCCCTCTACCGCCCGGCGCGCACGTGTCACAGCGTCACCGGCTTCGGCCACCTGTGGTATCGCTTTTAACGCATTGCGGAGGACTACTGGTACGAGTTCGGGCGCAGCTGTTCTGGCGATGCCACCAAGACCAGCGACCGTCTCAGGTACGGCGATGGTGCCTTTCAACAAATCGATTAACGGGTCTTTAACGAACCGGGACATAAACATTTCCATGCCCTTCAGTTCTTCAATGTCTTTACCGACGATGGTGGCGTTGCCCTGGTCAGCCATGTATTTGGCGGTGGCTGGGTGCGTGCGTTGCAATGTCTCAGCGTCGTTCTGCTTGTGAAATAGTTCTTCTTCAGCGTTATCCGGTAATAGTTCTTTGGGAATGCCTAGGTCAACCGCCATACGTCTTTTACTCGCTTCGCCTTCAGCGTCGGCAGTCGCTGCATGGCGGATAGACTGGTCTAACTGGTCAGTCTGCATCTCAGCAGGTGTTGGTGGTTTGATCTTGGGTGCCGGGACGTCGTCACCGGCTACTTCTCGCTCAGCGTTGATCGTGTCTTCCCCTCGGGTAACAAGGTCGGTCAACTCAAGCGCGTCTTCTGAAATCATCGCAGCACGTGGGTTAACGGGTTCCACACTGGAAACTCCGCTTATTCGGCGGAGTTCATCTAAGTCAGCTTGATTCGGCATAATTTCCTTATTTAGTTTGTTTAGCCTGTCTCCGCTCCCACAGATTAATTATCTGGGCATCGCTAACACGGGCGTTGACTTCTGGTTCTAGTGAGCTACGCATGTCCTGTATGTATGCCGCTACACTCAATACATCTGCGGTTGTCTTCCCGGCTGTTCGTCGTTGGAAAGCCACCAACTCCCTGTCCGTCCTGCCGGGTAGTGCTCGTTTCATCGCGGAGAACATCTTAGCCCGACCCTCGTTGGTGATGCCTGCCCCCGTTGCAAAATCAGCAGGGAAGGTATCTTCCGAGGCTTCAAACGCAGGTACTGGTTTACCTTTCTCGACGAAAGGGAGGAACCCGAAGAAACCCTTGCTGGTGTCTATGTGTTCTGCAGTTGCGGAGGACATAATATCACGTTGCTCCTGCATTGTGGGTATTTTTCCGGGGTTGTTTGTTTTCCACTCCTGGGTTTTGCGTTCGATGAAGCCTCTATACGCCGCTGTTTTTGCCGCGTCACCTTGTGCGCTCTTAGGCATGGACGCCTTAATCAACGTCTGGTCTATCTTAAATTTGGCGCCCGCTTGGTTCTGCTGGTTGACCATAGTGAATAGCGTCTTGATCTCACCATCCTTCAACCGGCCAGCCGACAAGTTTATAACATCCTTCTCGGTCAAGGGGGTGTCGCTGTCGCGTATCGTCGCGGCGATGTCGCCGTACAGTGCGATGCTCGACATCTCGTCGCCCACTGATCCACCCCCTGGGGGGACAGCCCGGCGTTTTTCCATCGCCTCTATTTGTTGGCGAAGCTGGAAACCAAAGGTGGGGTCGGTGGCGTCTATCTCGCGGAGCCGACGGTCATTAACGCCACTTCCCCCTTCGCGCTTGTACGCAGACAGTAATATGTCGCCACCCCTGTCTGCCCTGTCTTGTTCTAGTGCTCGTACTTGATCGCCGAAGGCCTTGTCTACCGCTGCGACTACTTCGCGGGACTTACCGTCGGTCATTTTCATTTTGGCCAGGGCTACATCACTGGCGGAGGCACCGCCTACGTGCAGGGCAAAAAGCTCAGTGGCAACTGCACGCCCGTCTTGGAAAGCTAGTTCTGGCTTCAGCATGTTATCAATCGATTTGGCCTTCTCCGGGGGCATCTCTTGGCGGATGCCTTGGAAGTATTCGTCTGCTTCTGCGGCACTGCCTTCGTTCAAGTAGCCTTCGATGATGGCTGCGTGTCCCTCGCCACGGGCGTCTTGTAGCATCCGTTCGAGCAGGGCCTTGTCCTTGACGCCGTTTTTCTCCGCGAAGCCTGCAACCGTCGCGTCAACGTTGGATCGCTCGCGAGCGATGGCTTCTGGGTTACGGAAGTTAATGCCCATGGTCTCTGCCGATACGGCGATCTGCGCCTTGTACACCTCACCTCGGTGGTTGAGGTCTTGCTGCATGACGTGTGTCAACACCCCCGCTTGGAAGTTGGTGCCTTGTTCACGCGCCATTGCGTCGAATTTCGCTCTGGCTTCTGGGCTGAGGTTGGCCCCTATCCCGTCCGCTGCTGTCTTGAATCGGGACTGGTAGTCCTTGATTACACCAGGCGTGGTTGCCGCGCCGTTCCTCAAGTGTGCGTAGCCGCCCTCACCGATGGCTAACTGGTTCTGCGCCCGCTTCAACTCGACGATGGCTGCACGTGCGTGTAGGGAGGCCGTGGCGTCTATATGGTTCAGGACGCGCTCTGATGTTCTCTGTGCGTTCCGTCCGGCGTCTTGAAGCGCCCGACTGACCTGGGCGTTGTCCCCTGAGACCACCCCTGTGTTCGCTTGAAATACGGGGTCTCGTAACGTGTCTGCTGTCGGTAATACTGGCATTATCTTGGCCCCAGTTGGAAAGCACCTTGCCCGCTTCTATTCAATGCGTTCAGTGTGTTGGCGTTCGTTGTGGCAGCCCCGCGTGGCGCTCCGAAGAAGGAGGTGCCCGCGTCGATGGCGCCGCTTAAGAAGGTACTCGTGGCGGATATCTGGCTGGCTTCTTTAGCTTGTTGTCCTTGTATCTCGCTCATGGCTGCGCCGGTGGTTGACTGGGCTGCTCTCGTTTGCGCGTTGAAGTTCTCTGCTTGGAATTCTTTTTCACCTTGGGCAGCTAGTCCACTGATGATATTTAAGACGTCTGGGTCAAGGGTGCCTGCGCCTGATGCTCCGGCGACTGCCAAAGCCCTGGACTCGCGGATCTCAGACTCTCGACGTCGGGCGAGTGCCTGGTGTTGTCCTGAAGCTATCTGGGAGGCCGCGTTGGCCTTCTGTTGCTGCGCCTGGAACTTTGCCATCGCTTTCGCGTCACGGCCTTGTTTCAACGCGGCGGCGGCACTAACACCGGCGGCGAGTAGCGAAGCGGCGGCGGCTGCTGCTGTCCCGGCTCCGGCGGCGCCTGCGCCTGCTGCAATCAAAGGTATTGCTGCGGCCATAAAAGCCATCTAGTTTCTCCTGTACAAATTGTTACCGGGTGTGACCTCGACAAAACCTAGGTGTTTTAAAAACCGGTGCGCCGTAGGCTCATCTTCCTGCCGTACAGCATACACTGTATCACCCCCCACGTCTTCAATTACTTTCTTCGCGATGCGCAAAATGCTTCTAGCCCAGCGGTGTGCTTCCGGGAGCATTTCCGCAAAAACGTACCTGTGACCCCCAACACGGAAGACACCACCCAACCCTAAAAGTTCACCGTCTTTTTCAGCGACGTAGCCCTTCATAGAGTACATAGGTTTCCCGTTATACCAGCGGAGCACATCTTCTTTCTTTGCTCGTCGGATCTCTATCATGCGTCTTGTATGCTTATGACCGCGGCCAACACCGTACACGGTTTTGGCGCTGTAGCCCTGAGGCACAGTCGGGTGTCGTTCTCCAGGGTGCCGTTGAGCACATGTGCATCCTGGTCGTAGCTGGTGTGTACCGTGTCTGCTACCACGGTGGCCTCATCCTCGACTAAGGGGAGGTTATCCAAGTGGGTAAAGTCAGACCCGAATTCTATCCCTTGTTTATGTGTGTCTTTCAGCATTAGCGAAGCGCTCAGGATGCGTCTTTTCTTCGACAGCGAGGCCGGGCCTGGCCCAGATAGGAAGGAAAGTTTACCACTCTTGAAATCGGCATAGTAGGACAGCCCAACCACACAGTACGTTACTTCTTCGGTGAGCGTTATACTCCCGCTGGCGACCACGTAGCTACCTAAGTCTTTAGTATTACCCCAGGCTACCACTGTCTTACCTTCGAGGTGGTCTAGTCCGGTTATCGTGTCGGTTGACGCGCCTGAGTAAACGATGAATGAATCGGCCATCTTGTTTGCTTCTGCGCCTGTCGTTTCTGACACGTAAGCCCATTTCTCCAAGTAGCGCACTACCGAGCCGTTGACTACCCGTGCTACCGCGTAGTACACATCGTCTTCCGGGGTGTTTGGTAACACCACCACGTCTTCTATCAACCCCTCAGTCTCAACGGTGATGAAGCAATTTACTTGTTCCGCCTTGTCGTACACGAGGACAACCGCTGACCCGTCACAACGTACAAAATGTATGCGAGTGTCCGGGCGCCGCTGTGCCGCTACCCGTGAGATGCTAGGAAGACAGATTTCTGGGGTTAGCAGCGACAACTCTGTGGTCGTTATCCCTTCGGTTGACGCGTCAGATTGCATGATGCGTGCCACCGTTCGGTCGATAAAGACAACGCTGTCGTCTACCTTGACCGGTTCTATGGCTGCGGAACCGTAAGACGTTTCAGGTCTTAGGTTAAAATTAGAGGGTGTTATTGGTTCATCGAAGCCGGTTGACCGGCAGAGGAACTCAGCGCCTTGAGCGCCTAAGACTAACTGTCGTAGTGGGACAAGCCAGTTGATATGATCTACCGGGCCGGACCCGATACTGCGGTTTATAGGACCCGCGTCGCCGACGAAGTCTACGTCGAAGTTAGCGAAATCGTCCACCGCTGACCCCCACACATTGTCCTTGCCCGCCCAATACAGTCGAGCTCCGAAGAAAGCAAGTGCGGAGGGGTAGCCTCTGCGTGCGGACCAGGCTCCTTCAGCCCAAAGGCGAGTGGCTTCTGTGCCCCCAAAATTTTTGAGTACCTGCGCCACAGCTATGAGTTCGCTAGTAACCGATGTTATACGGGCGATGCCTGTGATGGACCCGGTGTTGATGTCCATCGTTACGTTGGCGGTGCCAGAGGTGTACGCGGACATCCGTAGTCGGTAGTAGCCAACTTGGTTGTCTAGCCCGTCGTCGAACGTTAGGGATTGGTTGCTCGTGTATGAAGCGACCGTGGACCAACTGTCTGGCTCGACCATGGACTGTTCTAACACGACGGTGCCTACCCAAGTGCCCGTTATGGTGAACGAGAAAATACGAGCGTCCGTGATACCCACCACCCGGAGGTTATCGCTCGCGTCGTCTAGCGCGCCCAAAGCACCTGTTATCGCCTGCCCGGTTGAGGTGAGTGAGTATAGGCTGTTAACGTTACTGCCTTGGAACAGTGCTTGCGACGCGGTGAGTGTCACTGAACCGGATAGTGCGCTAGGTGTAATCGTTGTCGGAGTGCTGTTGCCTGCCCTAAACGGGCCATTATCTGGCCGGTAGGCCACCAAGGACCAGGAGGTCGTGCCGCGTCGTTCTACTTTCAGAGGCTCCCTTGAGGTGCCTCGCGCTAAGAACACCACGTCACCTGACTGGGCGTACCTTACCTCATCCAGAGTGCCTTCGGTCAAGAAAGGCGTCGCTATCTCTAAAGTACCTGAAGGCGAAACCTCGCAGCTAGTCACCAGGACGTTCTCTTCCTCCCGGTTGAACAGCACTATGAAGAAATTACCGGTTGGTGTGAAGGCGATGGAGTGGTTGCCTTCCGCCAGGAAAGTCTCACTCACGTAGTCGTCAAGCAGTACGGTGGTGCCTATCCGCAACCCTACAGTGCCGCTAGTGACTTCAATGTCTATGCCGTGTTCAGTGCCTATGTCCCCGCCCGTTACGGTGACTTCCTGAGAGCGTTGGGCTTGTTGGTTGCCGGTGCCTGTCAGTGACAGGTAGCCGCCAGTCTGCCAGACGGACACAGCAGACCCCTGGTCGCCATCAACCCAACTGGTTACGTCTGAATCGAAGGTGCCGTTGGTCACTGCGGACGATACAGAAGCGCGGGACACGAGTTCGTCGTTTACCAAAAATCGTATAAGCTGATCGGTGATCTCGATAATAGCCAGGTCATCGTTCGAGAATATAAAAGGAATATGCTTTACTGCGCCAACCGCTGTGGCTGTTGCGCCGATGTATTGAAAACCCGGACGTAGGGACATGGGCCCCATAGACCTGGGCACCCAGTTCATCTGGGTTTCTGCCGACATCCCGGCTCGCTTTACGTCAGCGCGTGTTCTAGCTAAAGGGCTGAGGACGCCTCGGTTAAACGCTAGGATATAGTCGTCGTTAACTGCCATACAGTGAACTCCGGCTGTTGCGACCACCGCTTCGGCTACCACGGGAGTTAGCCCAGCTACCTTGCGGTAAGAACTGGGTAGGCCCGTTTACGGCGTCTTTGCTTAGCGCGTCCAGCTTGGCATCCTTCAACGAGACCCCTTCACCACTCCTCAGTAGCTCCACTTTTGAACCGGGGGAGATACGTGGAGAGGCGCGGGTTGCTAAGTACAGTGTGAAATACAACTCGTAAGCGGCGGGCCATAAAGTTACGTCGTAGCCATAGACTGCATCGTTTGACACGTACCGCAGGTACAAGGTGCTTAGGTCGCAGTACCAGTGGCTCTTCCGCTCGTGGATCTGCACTATCGGTGATTGGAAGTACTCGTCGGAGGCTAGTTCGTTCACGCGCACGTAATCGGTTGGGTACGCGAAGGCATTGGCTAAGCCGTACGTAGGCACCTCGGTTACCGAGGGGTTCAGTACGGCTTCGCGTTCGGCGAAGGTCCAATGACCCTGACTAAGACAGTACCTCATGGCGTGGTCCCACAGTGCGAGCATAGTTCGCGCAGCTTCGGTCGCGTCCGTGGTGGTTACCAGGCTTCGTTCACCTAGGATGCCTAGGGCGTCGTTAGTTAGTTGCAGTTGGTCAACAGCCATAGTTTAAACCTTTTATCGTTGGGCTAGTTCGTACTTATTCAACCACTCAATCGCGTCAGCCTTGCTGGTGCAACCTTCTTTCAAGGCGCTGCCATCAATCTTATGCATGATGCAGTGCTTTAAGTTAGGGCCACGGTACTTGTACTCGTACATGCTGTCTTCGTTGGCGTCTGGCGCGTTGTTAGGAGTCTCCACGTCGTCGAGATCCAGATACCGCAGCTCGGCCACAGCCACTCGCTGCCTGTCTACGTTGGTGACGATCACCTCCATAAAATAGGAAGAGTCCTGCGGCATGATCTCAATGCGGTCATTGATCGCCAATTTTTTGGCTACATGCTCCCAGAAACGTGGGTTGAGAACGTCCTTGCGGGTTGTACCTACGGGGACAATCAAATTGAATAAGTTACGGACATAGTCCGCTAGTTTTAGTTGAACAATGTTTTTCTGCATAATTACCAGCTCCTGCATTTCGGTTTAAAAACGGGTTAGAAGTTTGCACCTCTAACCCGCAAGATAACACTTTACTGGTTATTTATCAACCAGTTTTTAGTCAGTGTCGGTGCCGTCACACACTTGTGTACCATCACTCAGGTCGACTGCGCCTGGTGCGGTGGCGCTGACACTCAACACTTCATGCAGCGAAGTATGGGTGTTGGCGGATGTGCTGTCCTTATGCAAGACGTAGTCGCCTACCTTCAAGCCTTTGGAACCACCGTCGGTAATAAAGCCAGAGGTATTTACAGCAGCTAGTGCGTCAGCAGAACTGTGATACCAAAGTCGTGGGCCTACCGCGAGAGACGCTGGGGTTAGGCAAATAAGTTGATCAGTTGTGGCGTATGCCATGGTCGTACTCCTTTCTAGAGGGTTAGTGGGGTGCCCGGTTAAGGGCACCTAATCCGTTGATTACTGAGCTGCGTAACCAGAGCCGTCGTGGTTTAGTACAACGATGCCTGAGTTCTGGAGGATTTGCGGCCCCATGAACACGCTACATAACGCCCAACTATAGTCGTCTTCTTCGTTGTAGCCGACCTTGCTGCCGATATTTCCTTTATCAATCGCGTGACCGATAGCGGACTTGTGGTACAAGAAACATTTTTCTGCATTTGTACCTGCACCTGGCAAGTTAGGGTGGACTATGAAGTTTACGTTGGCCCAGCGGAACATAGTCAACTGTGAGCTGAATGGTGTGTTGCTGACGTAGTCGGCGCTGGCGAACTCTTTAACCTGCATCAAGTAAGCTTCAAACGCTGGGGTAATCAGCGCGCTGACGTTGCCGTCGAGCGGCACAGCGTTGTTGCCTAGGATAGTACGTCCGTACATAACCAGGTCTAGATTAGCTTGCTGCGCGGCACCGGTATCTTGTGTAGCGGTGTTGAGCTCAACGATGATGTCTTGGTCAATCTTGCGGTTGATAACAGCCATACAGGTTTCTTGCATGATGCGGCGCTGATCACCTTGAGACGCGAAAATGTTGAATCCGGTCTTGATAGGTTTATCATGCCACTCAACAAGAGTCGCTGTGTTCTGGGTCAAGTTATCAGCACGGCCAGGGATTAAACCGTTAAGCCCACGGGTAACCGCTTCGGCGTCACCGGAGTCGGCAACCAAGAAGGTAGCCTGATTGCCCTTGACAACAGATTCAGTAGTTACGGTGTTGCGGGCAAGAGATTGGGTCTGTTCAAAGCCTTGAATAAATTCTTGGCGGTATTGTACTTGAAACGCGGATTCAGCCATGATAGCCACTCCTATAATTAAATTAAATAAAACTACTTATCTAAAGTATCGAGGGGTAACTATCGGTGGGCCTACCGGATGTCCTAGCTTCAGGGGCGGCGGGAGCACTGCAAGTGCCTTTCACTTCTATGTAGACCGCAGCATACACGCACAAAGGACGCCTGTCAAGCGTCCTTTGTGCCTTAACCCATACTACCAGTCCATACTAGTCTACTTAGGCGATGTTTTAGCCACGTAGTCTACGAGTTCTAGGTAGCGAGCTTGCTTAGCCGCTGCGGTTGGGCCGTGCCAATATTCTGACTTGGCTGACCGGTCGCCCATCATCTTCTCAAGCCCAGCCATCTCTTCCTTGGCGCTCACGAGCATCGAACGACCGCCTGACGGTACGATTGTCGCCGTGGGGTTCACTTCACGGGCCACCGCGTTTAACCAGCGGAGCGCCCCTTCATTGTTACCAAGCAGGCTACCGTCGGCCAGTCGAGCACCCATGATCTGTTCCTTGGTGCCTGGGGGTGAATTGCCCAACAATGTGTTGATCATGTTGAGGTTGGCTGCCGTCTCACTACCCCACATGTCTGGAGATGTCAAGAGCGCCTGTGTTGCGTCCCGTTGGGTGTTGTCGGCTTCCTCCTGCGCCTGTATCATCTCGTCTTGCATAGCCAACTGCCCAGCGATTATGTCGTTCGCTGCGGCTGTTGGGATGTTGTGTTTGTGGGCTATCTCCAGGAACCTATCAGCTACCGGTTGGTCTTGCTCACCGAGTACCAGGTCACCAGGGAGGTCGATCTCGTAGTCCGTCGGGGTGGCTGGTATGCCGTTCGCCTCACGGTAGGCTGCCTTCTCTACATCAGTTGCGTCAGGGCCAGGTGCTTTGTTAGGTACGCGCTCCCCGAGTTTGTTCTGGGCTTCAAGGCCAGCCTTGATGTAGTCGTCTAGTGTGCCGTAGCGGGATAGCCGTGCGAGTACCTTATCGTCTTCGCCTGCGACACGAGCACGGATTGTTGCCCAATCGTCCGGGGTTGGGGTTGCGGTGGGAGCGGCGGGGTCTCCTTGGTTTGTTGGCGTTGGAGCGCCGTTTGGGTCCGCTGTTGGTGCTGCATTTTCCGTCGGCTGAGCTGGTGCTGGTGCTGGTGCGGCTGGCGCATTTGGGTCCCCTGCGGTTGGTTCAAGATTGCCTGAAACGGCGGCGTCTAAAAGTGTTCCTGGGTCTGAATTATCTTCTGGTGGCATACTACTGGCTCCTTCTTTGGTTAGTACTGCTTCATGGTCAAGGCATGTACTATCGCCTTGAAAGTGTTTATTTCCTCAACACGCATATACACGGCGGGTTTAGCTAAAGCTTCCGGTTTACGCTCACCCTCCACTACGTAATCCCGTACAGCCGTCATGAAAGCTTCTTTGTCCGAGGATGTTTCGTCTTTCCAGGGCAATAGGCCTAAACTACCGCGTGCCCTTGCAAGGACACGGTATGCTTCGTACGCGGTTTGTGCTACCAATTCTACCTTCAATTCTCGCTCCTTTTATTTATCGCGCCGATGTTGATGGCCATGAGTTTGCGGATCTGTAACCCGACGAATCGCCGCCCGCTTGCCAACACATGTTCTCGTTCGTCTGGGCGATACTCTACTTCGTCGGTTGCGCACGCTCGGTAGACTACCCAGTTCAACGCACGGACTTGTTGGTCCGCGCTTGCTGTGCCTGCGGCGAGTGCTTGGACTGCTACCACGTCAGAGAGTTCCCAAGTCGCGGGGAGATAAGCTGGTGGAACTGTTGTCTTTGTCATTAGTTAGGTACTCCCGTCCCTCCGGTGCCTGCCGGTGCTTGTGTCGCGCCGATAGTTGCGGCGATGTCCGCGCCTTGTTGCATCTGCGCGAGTTGTTGTTGTATCTGGGCTGCTTCTGCCTCGGCAGCGGCTGCGTCGTTAACTTCCTGCTCGGAGCGCAGCCAATCTGCCGGGGTTCCAGATGCCAGCAGCGCTTCCCGTGTGGCTTTCTTAACATCAATAATGTGTGCGACTGCTGGGTCTGCTGCTGCGGCGTTCGCCAACAGCGACGTAGCTTCTAGGTATCGCTGGGTCTTGACATTTTCGAGGGCATCGTGTAACGGTGACTCAAACTGGAACTTAACCTCCCGTCCTTGTAGCTCTTTGGGCATACCAAACACAGGGCCAAAGACCCCGGCGCCCATTAACAATTCAAATGTCTCTTCGGTCAGCGGGCCATTGTACTCACTTTCCATCGGCTCAAACAGAGGTAACGCTCTGCGGATGTATTCTTGTACGCGCTGCCCCACCTCAAAGGCGGTCATGTCTGGGCCTCCTGTTGGGGGTAGCCCTATCGTGTTTAGGTAGAACGCCTCGGTGAGTTTGGCTTCGACAGCCTGAGCCATATCTAACCCTAAGGGGATACCGCTCTTATCGATAGTCAATGGGCGTAGTACTTCGCCCAGTCGTTCGTCATACTCCCTATCAACCCAGGTTAAGCCTCCGGCCATTACATTGACATCCGAGCGTAGTGCGCCTTGTACCCCTAACATAGGGGGCGTCACTGCTTTCTGCCCGGCGTCCAGCAAAGTAAGGGTCATTTCCTGAAGCGTCCTCGCGTCGGGTAGCCCAACGACTACCGCTGGTGAATAGGCGTACTGGCTTCCCGATACAGTTTGCCACCTCGGGATGATGTACTGTTGTCGGTTGAGTCCGACCTCTTCCATCATGTGCTTGTTCGCCACGTCTAGGTATATGCTTACATATTTTGTTTTGTGCTTGCTCTTGCCGTCGGATTCAAAAATGTCCCTGGGGAGTACGCAATGCCACACCTCTACAGGTTCGTATGGGGACTTCGCTACCTTGTCTTGTATCTCCCGGTGTAGGGTCTTAGGAAACATCCTCGCCAACTCTATCGCGGTCGTCTTCCACTTACGGTAGACGACATCGACTAGCCCGTCAGTGCCTTCTGTCCAAGCACAATCACGGAGGTGATGACATCGGTACAGTAAGCCTGTGAAGGTGCGGTTGTAGGTCGCCTGGATGACTGCTTGCCCAAACGTTGCAAAGTCGTGATCGGCTTCCTTGACTGCTCTTGCGAAACCGGTTTGTCTGTGATACATGGCCTTACGTTGACGTTCCTCTGCTCGTTCAAGCCAAGCCTTGGCCTCCGTTGTTACCTCGTCCCAGTTGTCCACACGTGCGCGTGCCCACACCTTGTTGGTCGGGCGGAGCATCCCACCTATCGCGTTACCCAACTCCCTGCGGACTAAGATTGGAGAACCAGACGCCAGCCCCTCAGCCATCTCACTGCCTAAAGCCCGGTTGACAGTAAAGTCTGCCCGCTCAGGGTAGAAGTTCTCCGCTATTTCTTGCCACAGAGTCAGCAGGTTGAAGCGCTCTTCGAAGAGTTTGCTTCCTTGTGCTAGTACAAATTCGACGGACATACTGGTTCCTCGGTTACTGCTACAGTTGTGTGAATCGGTTGTCACTCAGGACTGTTGGAGGTCCCTTCTTCTTGATGCCGTGTATCTTGTTAGAAGCTTTCTTCAACTTCTTACCGACTACGGGGATAGCGCCTAGTGGGGCACCTGCTACTTTACCTAATGTTTTAACCATGCCACCCATGCCTTAACCTCCTAGTGTGCCGCCGCCGGAGAGCAATGTTGACTGCCTACCTCCGCGTGCGCGTTGAGCTGCTAAACTACGTCTTCTTGATGCTTCCGTCTTTGACGGGTCTCCCTGGGGGATGACCGGGGGTGGTGGTGGGACTTTTGGTTTACTGAACAGTGAACCCATATTACCTCCTACGTTGTGCTGCGCGATTTACACTTCTGCCTGCGTTGACTACCGGGTTTTTGTTGCGCCCGCCTTGCCAACCGCCTTCTAAATTATGTTGTTTAACTCCATCGTACCAAGACATTATAACGGCATCTCCCTCATCTGTCGAGCGCCCAAGCCTTTTACAGACTTCTTCCTTGCTTTCGGCTATCAACGTCTGCCCTTTCTGGTGACCCTTAACCTTGTACGAAGGTGCACACAGATCAGCTTTGATGGTAGGCCCTGGCGGTAGCATAATGCTTGAACCACCTGGCTGCGATGGATCTAATGCTTCACGGAAACGCCACAGCGCCTCAGTTCTCACGTTGCTGAATGTGAAGCGCCCATTTGCGGATTTGCGCCTGGATGCCTTGACACCCATGTACCCGACAGCGTCAATGCCATTGGTAGCGAGCTGGGCCAGGCAATCTGCGCCCCAGCCACCGCCCACATCAACAACCACCTTGGCTTCGTCGTACCTCTCAGCGATCACCACACCCGCTGCTTTCTTCGGGTTGTCGCCCACTTCCCCGCCAGGAACGCTGATCAGCTTGGCGTACCAACCATCATGTCGTGGTGCGATAACAAACTTGTCCTTGGATATGGCTACGTCGACGCCCATTGAACACATCGGAACCCCGGGTGGGGGTGTGCTAGTCCAGCGTCGCTGTGCTGCGGACACCCAATCGGTTGGTATGCATTGGTACGGGTTGTCTTTCAGTCCTGTGCCGAAGTCGCCATCACGGTAAGCGGCGCGTAATTCTGCAGGTAGTGAGTCGAGGCTTGCTTGGTAGCCGGTGCCCACGAGATCCGGGTTATCGTCCAACGTAGCTGGGATAAACGTCCGGGATCTTGCGTAGACAACTCGGCCTCCCAAGTTATGCGGGCCTGCTCCGTCGACCTCGATTTCTTGGTCGTCGAGCGTAGTGTACCATCTTAATTCACCAGGTTTCGCCGGGTTCTTATGAGTAGGATCTAACCAGGCTGCCCAACGGCGCATCACCCACAGCCCTTCCGGGCGTGTTGGTGGGTTGCCCGCAGCTACCACACGGCATCGCTGTCCAGGTGTGGCTGAGCGATTCCAACCGATGATGAAGGTGTATTGTGTCTCGGAAAAATCCGACACCTCATCGAAGCATATCAAATCATTCGGGTTACCCTTTCGCTTCTGCTTATCTTCTTCTAACTGACACCCGCCAAGCGTGATGACCTTACCTTCAGGCCTGCGCCATACACCGTTACTGCCATTCAAACCGTCACGGTTGCCTACAATGCCTTCCAGGCGTTCTATGAGCCCATTGACCTCGGTGTTGGTTCTCCGTAGTATCAACGAGTGTTCGTGTTCTGTGAGTGCCAGGCCGAGTTCTAAATCGGTTTTACCGCCACCCGCCTGCCCGCCGTAGAACAGTTCATCCGCCTCACTGTAGTAGGCCTCTGTCTGAGGACCTGGATTGGGCACCCAGGCCCTGCCAGCGAGCGCAGGTAAGGCTAACCCCTCAAGGTCATCCAATACACTCTGTGGTGCTGCAGCCAGAGCGGATACGATGTCTTCTAGATTAAGACTCAACCTTCCCAGCCGTCATTCGCGCTCATATGATATACAGCCCTCTTTTATACCCGTTTGATAGCTTGGTCAATACTTCCTGGCGTGGTTCCTTGCCAGGTTCATTCAAACCGATGTGCACCCAGTCACCCTCGTAGATCAGTTGGTCGTACTTCAGGCCTGGTGCCACTGATAGTGCTCGGGCCACCTCAAGCGGTGTGCCGAATCCAGGGCACACGATATCCGCTGCTAGACCTTTCAAGTGTGCGCTGGTCCTTGAGCCTCCAACTGTCAGGTTTAGTTCAATGCTGCGGTAGCCACTGGTGATGGTAACCGGTCGCCCGTCCAGCGCGCCGTCACGAACCGCTTCAAGCCAAACGGCCACGCGCCTGACATTGGGCAAGTACTGCGGGGGTACCGTGTTGTCAATCAAATGCTCTTCGGCTGTTCGTGATTCCGTAAACTCATTCAACGTAAAGTGAGGCGTCAGCCTCTTTATCCTAGTTAGTCCTGTTACGTCCATAGTGGCTCCTGTTATTTTTCTACCCGTTAACGCGTCCTTTAAGGCACCCATTTGTCCACCAGGTAGTCGTCTACGAGTGCCCGCTCCCCGGAGGATAATGCCCTGTTGTACACTAACACCTCACCGATCCGGCCTTCTAACGAGGGGCCTCCGCTCTTACCAATCCGGTTTAGCGCTTCAGTGTATCCGGGGTCAGTCACGTCTGTGTCTTCCGAGACGCCGTTGAACCAGATCTCACTGCCCGCAGGGTCGCTGGTCACGCTTATTACATCGCCCGCTGTCGTCAAGCCGGTGGATGAGGTGACTAAGGTACTGTCACCTTGCTTGAACACGCGGACGGTGTTCGTAGTGTTTGTCCGTATGCTGAACGCTCCCGCTGTCGAACCGCCGAGAACGCCGTCAACTGCCACGTCTACATCCACCGCTACGACTACGAAGACCGTATAACCGGTGCTTATGATGTCGTTGGTTAGATGTAGGAACTGTGTAGTGACCTGGGTGAAGTCTAAAGCGTTCAGTGAATTTATCGTGTGGGTGCCGGTTGTCGGCCTGGCCGTCGCGTTGCTCTGGTACGCATGGTTGTCTTGACCCGATTTGTCATCCCATTGGGACACCGCCCCCGCTCCTGCGTCCGTTATTGTAGACGCGTCGGTGGCGTCTAACCAGACTTCAATACCGGCTAGTGATGTTGGGGTGAAGGCCCCCGAAGGGGAGCCTACCCCGCGTAACATTAGTTCTTCTAAGGTCATGCGCCCTCCTTCGGGTTATTTACTATGGGGTTGGTGCTACGCACGAGGTGTATGTCGAGGGGCACGTCGTATCTAGTCCCCCCGCTGGGTCGCTCGTCTGTGGCGCATCTTGGAGGAGGCTCAGTATGTCATCGTGTAGCGCCCATGTCCGTGTCCAAAAGACAAAATTAGCCTTCAGGGTGTCGCGGGCGTAGTCCAAGAGTTCTTGGGGTGTACTCGCGGTAGTCTCCCCTGGAGGAATATAGTTGTGGTTGTTAGGCATGATAGACGGGGTCAAGGGCACGATGCCTGACAGTAACGGGTAGTAGGTATACGCGCCGTCTGGTGGTACCAGCTTCGGGTCGTTTATCCTTACGTCTGGTCCTCCCCACCCTGCGCCACGGTTCTCCAAGCGAGTAGCCAAGTCAGACAATTGGTCCTTGGGAAAATTAGCCAGTTGAAACGCCATAGTGTTGGGGAACTCAGACATAATCTTGCCATGTACCAGCGATAGGTTTGAGAAGTAGCCGTCAACCTGCGTTTGGGTCAAGTCGGGCAGGCCGTTTGCGGGGGTGCCCAACGCAGTCTCTTCCAGTCCGATACCCACAAAAGCCGGGTTGCTATCGTACCGCGCGCCCAACTCAGTGATCAGCTTGTTGAGCCGGTACTTAACGTTACTGTTCCAGAGTTTTATGTTGTGCCCCTTAACGACAGAGGGCGCGTCTCCGAAGCTGTGGTACGGGTAGCTGCCACCCTCGTATTCCGTGTCGTCTAAGTAGGCGGGAGCTGCCGGGTACGTGTCCTTGAACGTCTTGTGTTGGAGCAGAAGTATGAACTTGGTGCCATTGGCCGCCATGTCCGCGACCCTGGCGTCCAGCGAGGTGTAGTCGTAGGTGTTCTTCGCAGTCTCAATCTCAGGCCACCGATACCGGATAAGTACACCACGCAGTGCTGGTGTAGTCGCCATCTCCGCGTATACACCGGTTAAGTACGAGGCGTCGTCTTTTGTCGATGCTTGGAGCGCGTAGTAGTGGCCGGGCGCCCACTTAACGTCGCCCTTGACGGGCGTCGCGGTTGCGGTGCCTGCTAACAGTAACAGGGTGGATATAAACGCGGCTAATGCCGTAGTGATAAAGGTACGCATATGTTTGTTGCCCTTATTAGTTATACTTGTGATAGTTTGTAGTTGATCAAAACCCCTGTGGCCGTAGCCGCAGACATGTTAATGTTTAACGCTTCGTTCGCTGCGGTACTAAACCAACCGGCGTTGTTAGGTGGCAGTACCATACCACCATTAGCCCCAAGGGGCCATAGTGGCGAGATGTCTGTTGTGCCTGATTGGAACTTGACTCCGTTGGCTAAGGTGCTTACTAGCGCCATACTGACCACCCGTATCTTAATGCCCGCACCGGCTGCGGCTACAACTGCTGTGTTGCCTGTGCTCGACGGGTTAACTAACACGGTAACCGTGCCGTCTTTGTGCCTACTAATTGGTGCTGACATGTCGTCTACCTTGTAAGTAAGTGGTTAAAAAAGAGCGGGGAGTCTCACCCCGCCCTGGAAACTATCGGTCCATTGACACGTGGACATAGTCAAGGTCCAGGGTCATACTAGCGGCTACAGACAGCTTACTGACAGTTATGATAGGTGTAAGGTCGGTGGCTGCGGTTACCGCCCCAGTCATAGCGGTACCAACTTGTACGCCATTGCGGTAGAAGGTAGCCACTCCGGCTGTATTAACCTCGACGCGCAGTACCTCGTAGGTGCCAGCCACCGGCGCGAAACCGGTATCTTGATGGGTTGCGTCAGTGTCTCCTGCGACGCCTGCGACCCACCAGTTGTCGTCATCCATGCCCGTGTCAAAGAAGAAGCCTACGGCATCGCTTGCGTCGGTTGTGATGGTGTTAGCGGAGCCTGCCGAGTAGATAGGCTGTTCTAGTGACGCGGCTGCAGTGTCCGTGAATCCGAGGAACGCGTAGCAGGTTGTAATCGCTGATAGTTTAACGCGGGCCTCAAAGACCAAGTTGCCGTTGGATGCTTGCCAGGCCAGCGCCCCACCAGTTAGTTGTTCCGCGTCGGCTGCGTAGCCTGTGCCTGCGTCGCCAGTGGTGAGGCGTAAGACCCCACCGATGCCAGGGGATAGTATTCCTGCGGAGGATGTGGCCGCGTCGGTACCCTCGGTGGCCAACCAACGGCCAGAGGTTAACTCGAAGAAGTCGTCGAAAAAGCCGGTGGTGCTAGGACCCTCCACTGCGCGCTGTTTACCGTTGTTGCCCAGGACTAGGCCTGCGGGTGCGAGTAAACGGTTCTCGTGGTCGATGCCTAATTGCTTACCATGTAAGCTGGTTCTGATTCTTGACATTATTAATGCCTCCTTTTAAAGCTGCTAGTTATATGCCTATTCGGCTGCTTGTGCTTCGTCGTTGGCTCCGTCTTCACCTTGCTTACGCATGGTTTCCTGTAGGTAGAACGCCAGGCGGCGTGCTACTTCATTCTTGGTCATCTCTGCGACTGCTCCCGTGCCTGCATTGGCCTGGGCGTTATCCTTCTCGAACAGTCCGAGGTTGCGGCTCAATGCGTCGAGTGCTTTCTGTTTGTCGTATGTCTTGTATTTGTGTATCTCAGCGAAGCCCTCACTACGCCCGAGCTCAGTCACCTCAACACCTGACACAGCGGCTGCGGTTTCATCATCCAATTCATTGAGCGGTAGTAGCTTGCCGTCGTCATCCATTATGTTGCGGATGTCAGCGAATGCGATCTGGGCGTGGCCCTTGATGACGTTCTCCGGGGTGACTGCGTATTGTTCTTTGTACTGGGCACGTCGTTCAGCTAGTGACCTGCGGTAGTACTTGGAGTCTGGTTCCCGTGGTGTTTTATACCCACACTGGCGTGCTGCTTCGGAGTTATTACCTGTTGCGATGGCGATATCGATGAACTTCTCGTGGCGATCTTTCTGGAACTGAGAGCGAGTATCGCGGGGCACCACAACCCTTTCAGGCTGAGGTGGCTCGTCGTCTAGGAACTCTGAGAAGTCGAGAGATTCGTCTGTCATGCGCGTATGGTAGCGCAATTAAACGATTAAGGCAAGATTTTGTATCGGATTTACAAGAATCTCATTCTGGTTCGGTTACATGTCCCAGGTCAGGAGCATGAGGATTAAAAGTAGTATCCCACAGAAAGTAAGTATCATAGTTGCTCCCATTCGTCTAGTAAGGCGGCGCGTGTCTTGTCGCACATCTCGTACTCACCACACCAACCGCTGCTGCTTACCGGAGTGTACACCGCCCGTGGGGTGAAGGACTCCTGGTTTACCACGGCGGTGGGAGGGTATCTACGACAAACCACATGTGGGTTTCCATTGATTGCTGGTTGTACATGCGCAAACCTGCAGTTGCTGCATTCCTTGGGTGGGGTCATATCTTACTCCAAAAAGATTGATGAAATAGACAGGACACACATGGTTATGAAGTACACCAGGCATAGTTTGTAGATCAATGTGCCCCAGTTCATCTCGACACCCACAACAGCAGCACCACTATCATGGCGTAAAATATTGTTTCAGACATGTGTATCTCCTCTATGTCCGTACTCATACAGTTCAGCGTCGTAATGACCCTGGCTGTACAAGTGGTTGTTAAAGACCTCGAAGGCTGAAGTGGCCACCATGAGCATGGTCATAAAACCTACAGCAAATAGTATTAACCTGGCAAGTTGTTCCATTACCCCTCCACTTCGAGTTCTTTATCTTGCGGTGCGTCAGTGCGGCGTCGGCCAACATTCCGGCTGGGCTCGTACCCTACACCTCCAATCGGTTCCACGATGGCACAGGTGGCGCTCAAGGCACCACTACAACGCAGCACCTCACCGCCTTTGCCGAGGATCAGCTCGCCCTTCTCAGGGGGGCCAACACGTTTAGCGCGAAATCCTTTCGGTATTACTGAGGTATTCATGTTTGATGCCCTTATTTTAATGCGTTGGTTATTCTGTCTAGTTTACCGTCTTGTTCCAGCTCAGCCAAAGAAGCTAACGCCTGGTTGGCTCTCTCCAACAACACGACGCACCTCTCTAACCGGTTGAAGTCAGCCTGTTTCTCGATACGGGCTAACCCCTCCGACATTTTCTGCGTCGATTCTCTGACGGATCTCGACGCGGCGGTCGATGAATCTATGAGCCGGTCTTGGGTCTGTTGGAACTTATCGAGTTTACCACGAAATATCTTATCCGCTTCATCCAGCAAGTCACTCGCTTTTTTAGTATCGCTTGTCATTTTCTTCACCTTATAACTGTTAAAATACGTACCACTGTTCACACTCCTAATAGCCTCCGCCAGCACCGCGTCCAGTTTGTACACGGGCTCCCCTCTCTCGAAACCGCAAGGTCGGAGGCCTCCTACCTCGTTCAGTAGCATCAGAAAATCTCCTTTAATTCATCTTCAGTTAATAAATGTAACCCACGGTTCTGTATTTCCTGCAACACCTTCCTGTATAGCCCGGAGCGGTGTTCTTCTAACATGAGGCTGTCGCTATGCATTGAGAAACGATACTCGTGGGGGTTGTGCGCGAGCATGTAGTTCGCTTTGTGCTCCGCTGGTTCGTCGGCTACTAGTTTATACCTATACCACCTTCTTAGTGCCGTAGTACCAGGGTAGAACAAGTAGTACAACGACCACTCTACCTCTTCCCCTGTTACAGGGTCTAACCAAGGTTCTCTGTCCCACAACCTGAATCGTGTATCCGTGGGGTGTTTCCCTGTTCTCAATCTAACCATGATTCGCCTCCGCTAATCTTCCCAAGGGTCAAAGTCGTCGCCGGTGCACTTGATCGTTGACATATCTAGCACTCCGTCGTCGTGGAAGCCCGAAACAGCATGGGACTCCATTTTATCGTCGCATTCCTTGTAGGCTACATTGACAAACTCCTCTAATAGCTCAGGGTGCTTCTCGGTGAAGAACGTGTACACCGCATACCTAGTTTGGCGTAACCGCTCTATCTCGTTAGCTAGGTCCCTTGCGCGTTCGCTAACTGCACTAACTAGTTTATCGTGCGCGGCCTTCTGGACCAAAAGGGGTGCTACTTCTTGCTCGGTGCGCAGCTCGCGAGCTTCTACTGCAGCGACTCTTGATTTTTTTTTAGTTGACATAGTTATACCCATAATATTTCTCCTCGTTTACCTATAAAGTTAGGCCCGCAGCGCCCCGATTTGTTGTGTCGACAAACTTTTCAACTATTTGTACTAATTAAAAAGTGAGGCGCTGCGAAAAAACTCTACCGTGTTACTTGTTCAACGTGTTGCCCATCAGTGGTTAAGCGGTAGGTTACGCCCTCAACAATAACTGTTTCTGAGCGTGGTGTGCCTTGCTGTTGGGTCACGTCTAGTAGTTCACATATTCTCTGTAACATTTTAATTCTCCTAATTGTTATGGTCAATGTTGACCGCTCAGCTCTCCGCAAAGAGCTGAACGCTTACACTGCTACAAATTAATAATCAAATAAACTAAACCTATCAAGAACGCTGTGCTCTGTATTACTAGTGATGACTGAGCGTTCAAACTGACTGCGTGTTGTGTTGCTGCGTAAGTACCTACGAATTCGTCAACGATACCGCTGTTGACAATGTGTGGGCCTTTACCACGAATACGTCGGCTGCGCAATTTCCAGTTTACTGTTCCCATCTTGTTTCTCCTCTGTGTGGTACTTCTCGATAAACAACTTCACTTGTCTTGCTAGGAATCGATTCTTGTTAGAAGTGATATCCCTTTTTACTATCTCCGCCCCAAGGTAGCTAAATATTACATAACTATCTTGGTTATCCAGGTAAGCATGAACCTGGTGGTTCTCCTCACCTGGTATTTCATAGTCCTTGAGTCTCAAAATCGGGTCCTTTTTCCAAGTTCAGAACCCGAGTTTATAGGGGTATTTATCACGTGTCAAGTATTATTTCCATTTATTTGTAAATTAATTGAATAAGAATGTCATTCTTATAAGAATCTCATTCTGATAGCTAATCAGAATACCATTCTTGTTCGACCTAACTTTTTTTTACCGTGCTTTTTTACACTTACCTAGCTATTTTTCCGTGGTGCTCCTCTGAAACCCAGCAACTACGGGGGTTTCAGGAAAAAAGCACGGTCGAGACTAAAATCCAACCTGTTTTTGGGCCAAAAAAGGCGGGTCAAAAACTCGCTGAAGCCCAGTACTGGCGGGGTTCAGCGCCTAGCGAGCAAAAAGCTAAAAAATTGGGAGGCCAAGCCCTTGCTACGCCTCTCTCCCTCACTAGCCCTTAGGGGCTAGAGGGAGGGGAGGGGTGGAGTTAAAATCAAAAAAAAATAAAAGTAACCCGGAATAACATCAAAAAATACACCTCGGCTGACACATAACACTAACATCTGACCTCTGGAATACACCTCAGACCGATTTTAAGGCACCCTGGCGCGACGCAAGCGACCTTCCGTGGGGGTTAGCCTACCCTCTGACTTCCTAACACGCCACACACGCCCCCTGACAGCCGACCAATTCCGCCCCAAACACCTAAAATTTACCCTCCAAAACGTGCCCCCAAAAATCCACCCGTGGCACCCATAACAATCACCAACAAGAATCTCATTCTTATAAGAATCTCATTCTGGTTCATACCTCACACAAAAAGAAACCCGCCGAAGCGGGTTAAGTAAGAATCTAATTCTTGTTACGTTTTATCTGCGCGCTGTTGGGCAGCCTCGTCAGAGTACGCCCCCTCGGAATAACGCTTGCACAATTTATCATGGTTGTGCTGCAGTGTGGTCTCCCTGGTGATGAGCAGCTCCCGGCGTAACGCTTCCATGTAGAACTCCAGGTCACCAAGTTCTTCGATAATGTTGTCACGGTCAATCGGTTTGTTGTATGCCCAGCACTTCTTTACGGCATCCAGCAACTCACCGGCTTCACCACTGACGCCGATGGCCGCATGCATAGCAGCATCGTAGTCGTGGTTGAAACCCTCTCGCTTGAACAAAGCACGTACACGTTGTGACAACTGGTTTATTAAATCACCCATAATTTACTTCTCCTCTTTATCTACCATTGTAAAACCATTCCACACCCAGTGGGTGTGATCCTTGATGTGTCCACACTTCGAACACTTAACAGTGCTGATAAACTCCAGCACCATCAACCCCTTCTCGTCGTACACAAACCTCTGTGGCACCACGATGCTGTGCAAACCGATGCGGCACAATATACTCATACCTACTCCTCCAGGTTCGCTGATCGTGGGTTTGTACCAGGGACAGATAAGGCCTTGTCCCTCTCGTCTAGCAAGCCGCGCTCTACCATCTCATCAATGGCCTCGTGGACTTTGCTCTGCTGACGGGTGGTGTTTTCACGCACCATGGTAGTCAGCTCACTCTTAACCGGCCAGCGAGCGTTGCCCTGCTTAAACTCGACAGCCTTGGACAAGATGTCTTTCTTCAGTGGGCCGATGCCCTTGGCTCCTTCAGCCTCTGGCAGTACGTCCAGTCCGCCGTCCTCAACGAAGTCAACCACCATAGACTTCAGGTCGTCGCCGTCTTGATCAACACCCACGACTACTTCTCGTAGTTGGAACTCGAAGATGGCGCCCTCTTCGCCGTCTTTCTGTCTGGAAACTTCTACCCAGCGTTGAGTGTCGGCACCCTTGCCCTTGACGTTGACCTCTATCACATAACCGGTGTTAGCTTTTATTCCACTCCAACCACGTGCGCCAGCTGACGCGTTCTTTCCAGTATGGTGGACAAGGACAATGGCTGCATTGAGTGCTCGCTGGATGTGCTTATAGTTGGCCAGCAGTTCGCCCATGTCCTTAGCCGCGTTCTCATCAGCACCTGGCGCGCACTGGCTCAAGGTGTCAACGACGATCAAATCGAAGGATATACCGAACGCTCGAACATCACGGATAAACTTCTTCACCTCTTTCTTGTCGGAAAAATTTGGTGCCGCAGCCAACACAGCCAGATCGTCGATGTCTTCAATGCCGTGCTCTTTACAGTATGCACGTAGGCGCAGTCGGAAACTATTCTCCCCCTCGGCACATATATAAAGTACTTTGGCTTTCTTAGTTCGGCGGTCGCGCCATGGCACATTACGTATGGCAGCGAAAACAGCGTCGATCAACACAAACGTTTTGCCCGAGCCTGGAGGGCCTATCACTAAACCGACGGAGTCACACGGGATCAAACCTTTGATGACCCACTCGGTGTTGGACCCGCTGTTCATGAAGGCGGTGCCCAGTATAAAGTTGAATCCACCCTCAACACCAGGATGTGGTTCGTTTGCACCAGGCTGTACGAAGTCCGAGCCGTCTTCAGGCAAAACCTCGAAGTCATCCGCACCAGTGATTCCTAAACCGGCGGCGAAGTCATGCGTCTGGCGATGCGCACAATGCCCATGCAGACACTTGATCGCTGCTGTTGCCATGCCACCAGTGTGTGCAGGAAAATACACAGTACCGGTGTCGCCCGACTCCGTGGTGTGCTCGTCGTGGAAAGGACAGATGATGCCGAAGCTGCCATTATCCTCGTGAGACAAGATGGCATTTCTCTCGACCAGCTTATTGTAAATAGGCTCATCGATTAAACCGTCGATGATTTTCCTTTCTTTTTCCTTGCGGATTGGTTCGATGCCGAAGGTCTCCTGCACGTGGCTGATGAGCCTGTTGTATTGGTCGAGGGTCAACTCAGGGACTCCTCGGTCAAGGCCCTGCCACTCGTACCGTGCGCCATTCTCGTGAGTACCGGCGGCGATGAATTGCTGCTTGTTACCCAAAAATTCTACGATGCCACCGTCGACAGTGATGACCGTCTTCGGGGTGTTGGCGTTGACACGCAGCAGCATGATGCGCTTACCGGAGTCAACCCGGTATCTGAGCGGTGCTTCAGTCACCCCAACGGAGTAAAGCCACTCGGATACGTAGCCCTGGATCTTCACGGCCTTCTCGACATCAGGCACATCAATATCCACTGGCTTCGCTACCCGACAGATGACCGATATTCCATAGTCAGGTTGTTCTTCCCAGGCGACCAGTTCATTCAGTGTGGCAACGTGGCCTGTCCAGTTAGGGACACCTATCACCAATTTGTTTCTTCCATAGCGAGACGGCACCTTGCCCACTTTCTTCAAGCTGGACTTGGGTGATATCTGCGCACGTAAATTCGATACGACTGGGAGAAGATCGGCACCCAAATCTAACAAGGTGCCGAACTCGAACCACTCGTCGGGGGTCGCCCCCCAGCGTGCACTCACTGCTTACCTTTGTAACGTGTAGGGATAGCCAGGTCTTCCAGGTTGATAATAGGGAGCGGCACACCCGTCACCCCGTCAGGGGGGATCTTGTTCGCTTGTTCCACTATAGCCATCGCCAATCTCAGTTTGGGATTCTCACGGTGGACACCCGCTAATAGGCGTAAATACCCGACTGATGTCTTGGCCCCGTCCGCCAGCGCCTGGCGCTGTGCTGGGGTGGCTTTACGCAGCCATTGCGCCAACACGGTGTCCATGCGTCCGCTAATCTTATCGTCTGTTTGTTTCATAAATCCCTCATATAGGTTAGTTGCGTTCGAAGACCGCGAAGGTAGCATAGGCTACCGGATAATGCAAGGGATAAATTATTTCCAGAAAAGTGTTGACACTATATTTTATCGAGTGCTATGCTTCGGCTCATCAGTTGGGGCAACTCAGCTAAAACAACTGGAGAAAATTATGAAAGGATATAAAGTAATAACCTCGTATCGAACCCCAGACGGGTTGGAGCACTACTCGGCAAAGCTCGCTGAAACACACATGGAGAATCGGATAGCTGAGCACTTGGGCACGATCCTCCGACAGAACAGTGCAGGACTTACCTGCGCCGCTGACCAGTTCAAGATATTGCAAACGTTGATGGCTAACCGCAAGAGCATTTATGAATTATTGTCTCTTGAGTATAGCTACGAGGAATCTGACACGTTTGATTGTGAGGAGAACTGACATGGCAGGTAACAGACGAGTACAACACCTAAGCGCAGCGAGCGGGAAGTCAAACGATTTCAGGGAGCCCCCAACAAACGGTAACTTCGCCGACTGGGTGTCCCCCGATAAGATTCACGTATTCCAGAAGATGGTTGCGCAGCTCAGAGTAATTGTGGGCACCTACGATAAAGTAGCGGAGGCAGCGGGGGTCGGGCACAATACTATATACAGGCTGGTTAATGAAAACAGGATAACCATTCCGATGGGTAAGAAACTTCTAGCCGCTTATAAGAAACAACGAGGACTACTGACGTGACCGTGAAGACTAGGCGTAAGCACCGCGAGGGTGAGGTAACTTGCCACTGCAATGCTTACGGCACCCTTCCCCACCGGTTTGGTGGTGGCAAGTGTACAGGGTACGAATTGGTTAGAAATTATTGGGAAGCAAACTGGGGCAACAACGAGTGTTCTAACTGCCACCTCTACAACAAAGAAGAGAACCATTGCCAAGTGGTAGAAGGTGTAGAGCGGGAAGACGAGTGTCCTGTGTTCCAGGAGTTTGTATCCTTTCAAGAAATTAGGCTGTTAGGGCCTTACTGGAGAACGAAATGAAAATAAATATATTTGGATTTAGGCTGGAAATAAACAAAGGCCGGGCACCAACAGCGGCAGACGAGGAAGTGTGGTTCTGCCCTCCGGCGCTAACCACCCGGGTGGGCGACTTGACCCCCAACCAATTACGCGACACACTGGCATATATTCGCCAGCACGTGGAAAGTGGCGGGGTGTTGACTGTCAGTAAGAAGGATTGCTTCCGACGTATTCACTACGGACAACCTACCGCTGAGACCCTCAGATCATTTTCTGCAGTGGTTGAGGCGGAGACGAAGAACACCAAACTAGGCAAGTTTAAACTTCGGGCTGTGCCGCTAGACCGCAACGCTTCGAGGGATGAAGACTACCCGCAACACTAATTAACCATTTTTTTTATAAAGGAACTACCATGCACGGACTAACAACTATCAACCAACTGAACGAAAACGCAGCGCACAACACACCTGGGGCACCTGAGGCAGCTATCGCAGCAGCCGAAGCTGGTCGAGCAGGGAAGCTTTCACAGTTCGACATCGACGTTGCGGCAGCCACCGAAGCGCGGCACAACGCGGACATAGCAAAGCTGGAGGTGTTAGCAGCGATGCACCCCTTGAGTTGGTAAGCGCAGTACAGGAGTCTCAGGTGAGTTCGTTATTAGAGGTTGCACTCGCTAATAAATTAGCGTATGTTTACAGCCTGCTCGCCGATGTAACCCGGGACCATGCTGCCAACCAACAAGCTTTCGACCTCAACGGGGTCACCAGTTTAATCGGTATCGAAACAGCAGGTGCCTTCCCACACACCGGTGAAGCAAGCGGTGACTAAGCAGCAAACCCCCGGAGACTGGGGACTTTTAACGCCCTGGTAGCTTTATAACTAGGGTCATTTTAATCTAAGGAGCAAGCGAATGTCATTAGAACAACAAATCGAAGCACTGACGGTGCAGCTAACACGTATCGCCGACCACTTAACCGGCACCGCAGCAAAGCCGGTTAGTAACTCCGAAGCAAAACGCCTGGCTGTATTGGAGAAAGGCGCAGCCGAAGAAGCCACACCATCTAAACCGAATGTAGGTAAAGATGTCAAGGCGGCGCAGGAAGAAGCTGCTGAAAACTCAACGGAAGAAACCGAGGTTGACGGAGTTGAAGACCAAACGCCGGTAGAATTCAAGGTACTGCACGCTCTGTTCCACCGCACCCTCGTTCAGATAAAACAGCACAAAGGGTTGCCAGCAGCCAAGATTGTTTGCAAAAAATTCTTGACTAAGTTCACGAAAGGCGGTGTCCCACTTACCGAGGGTGCGCTACCTGTAGAGAAGTACAACGACGCATACCAGGAGGTCTTAAATGTCAGAAGCCAACACGACATTACCGAAGACTAATCCACACGCGGTGCTCTCACCGTCGGGTTCGCCCAAGTGGATGGCCTGCGCGGGGGCACCGGTAATGGAGCGGGGCTGCGAAGACGAGACAACGTACGACTCTGCCATAGGCACCGCCGCTCACTTCCTGGGGGCTGAAGGCTTCACTGTCTACGGTGACAAGCTGCCAAAAATTTTGGTAGGTGAAACCATCGACGTGCTGAAGACAGGTGAAGCAGCCTGGGCGAGAGCACCACACAAACCGGAAGAAGTCGAGTTCTCTATCGAAGTAACGATTGATATGTTCGAGAAAGTTCAGGGCTATATCAACAAGGTTACTGAGATAGCTGGCGGTGGCACCCTACTCGTTGAGCAGCGCATGACTATCGAGCACATAACCGGTGAGAAGGACGCGAAAGGCACCGGCGATGTGGTGGTTCTTCCGGGGTGTGACGACTTGCCGCAACCTCAGGTTCATGATTTGAAGTTCGGCTACCGTGAAGTCTACGCGGAAGAGAACAGCCAGCTCATGATGTACGCCCTGGCAGCGTATGAGGAACATGCTTTCTCACTACCGGAAGACGTGGACTCTTTCTTGCTGGTTATCCACCAGCCGAACCTGGGTGTGGTCGATCAGTGGGAAGTATCTGTAAACGACCTACTAGATTTCCAGGAACGATGTGCTGACGCTGCGGCGATCTGCACAGCACTGTTGGACTCCGACCCTGAGAAGTTCGACACCACTAAACACCTGACCGCTGGCGAGCACTGCTCAACAGGTTACTGCAAGCGCAAGGGTGACTGCCCGGCGTTGGCTCAGCACATAGAAGACTCTTGTGACTTCGATGCGCTACCAGTCAACACAGGCGACCTGAACGGGTTGTCGCACGAACGGTTAGCTGAACTCCGGGGTAAGACCAAGCTGGTTAAGGACTGGTGTGATGCTGTCGACAGACACGTAGCCAAGGTAATGAAGGAAGGCGCGGTCATGGAAGGCTGGAAGTTGGTCAAAGGGCCCGGCGGTAATCGTGCCTGGATCGACGAGGAAGAAGTCGAAACACTGATGACTAAGAGTATGAAGATCAAGCACGATGTCGCGTACTCTAAGAAGCTTATTAGCCCTACAGCCGCCGAGAAAGCGTTCAAGGAAGGCGACATAGGCCCACGCCAGTGGAAGACTTTGCAGTCGCACTACGGACGCACAGAAGGGAAGTTGACCGTCGTATCGGTACTTGATAAGCGCGAAGCAGTGACTATCACACCACCGGAAGACGACTTCGACGATATTGATTCAACCGATTCAACTGACAACATGTCAGAATTTTATTAAGGAGCCACTACCATGGCAAAAGTAAAACTATTAAACGTACGTTTATCATTTCCTGAACTCTTTGAGCCTAAGGAATACACCCCCGGCGATGGAAAACCTCGCTATGACGCGACCTATCTTATCGAAAAGGACAGCGAGAACGACAAGAAAATTCGCAACGCAATCGCCGAGGCCGCCAAGGATGCCTGGGGGGAGAAGCCTACGGGAACGAAGAAAGTTCCTGCCTACAAAGCCAAGCTAAAAGCTATGGCCGGGGACACCAATAAGTTCTGTTACCACGACGGCGACACTAAAGATCGCGAAGAGTACGAGAACCACATGATCATTACTGGTCACCGTGCAGCCAAGCAAGGCGCACCGGCTGTTATTGACCGTGCTAAAAACAAGCTTACCGCAGCGGACGGTAAGCCATACTCGGGTTGCTATGTCAATGCCACCATCGACATGTATATCCAAGGGGGCCAATGGCCTGGTGTTCGCTGCACCCTAATCGGTGTCCAGTTTGTCGCAGACGGCGATGCGTTCGCAGGTGCTCAAGCTACCGACGACGACTTCGACGACCTCGGCAATGACGAGGAAGACGACGACATGGACGAGTTCACCGACGAAGACATGGACGACACCTCAGAATTTGAGGGTGACGACGGTGACGACGAAGCTTTTTAACTAATACTTAGACGAGGAGATCCTATCCAAGATGCGGGAGAGATCCACCCCAGAAGGGCGACGCGGTATCACGGACAGTTCGGTCTGTGCTGCGAACCTGGAGGGGTCCCGCTAACGATGACTTATATCACCACCCGCGAAGACCTCGGGGCCTACTAGGGCCTATCATGATTGCGGACTGGTGCAATGCTGCGGATCTGAAAAAGATAAGGAAAATATAAGCCAGGATCACGGGTTGATCGCTCTTCGGGGCACACCCACCACTAATATAATTATTTACGAGGAGAAAACCATGGGGATGTTAGAAGGGCGTGAACCTACCGCCGTGAACGATTTCGTACGTGAAAGTTACCGACTACGCCATGATGATTACACGTTCTACCGTGCTTGGGATGCCGGTAACGTTGTCTGTACCATGCACCCGAGGCAGTTTGACGAGATACTGGCCGACCCGAGCATACGGAGCCTGGTAGGTGGCCAAGTACCGGTGAACAAGTTGATGGGCGCAAAGGTCTTTACCGACCCGTCGATGGAAGAAACCGGATATAAATTCTACGTCTTAGCGTCAGCGTCGTGAGCAAGAAAGCGAGCTGGAAGCAAAAGCAATTAAATTTTAAGAGCAATGTAGCTCACGTATTCAGCCGGAAAGTACTACACTGGTCGTACTGCTCAGGCTGCGGGCTGGTCGCGTTAAGAAACGCCACCACCCGGGACGCTATGCGCAGGCCCTGTAAATCGATGGAGGACTAATGGTAGATTTCAGCAAGCACCTGAAGCGCAACCGAACCGTTGAAAAACTATGGCTTGACACGGAGACGTATTGCGAAACTCCGATAGCAAACGGTACGTACCGGTACATCGAAGATAGCGAGATCATGCTGTTGACCTACGCGGTTGACGACGGCCCGGTACAGTGTGTCGACTTCACCGTGGGTGAGGTACTGCCCGATGAGTTCGTCGACGCTGTCGCTAAAGCCGTCGAAATCTGGGCGCAAAATTCTATGTTCGACCGTAACGTCATGAAGACCCACTACCCAGAAATGGACTGGTCTATCGAACGCTGGCGTGACACGATGGTGCAGGCGTACTCAAACGGGTTGCCAGGTGCCCTCGGCAAGACGTGTGAGATCATGCAAGTCGGCGACGAAGATGCCAAGAACAAAGAAGGTAAGCGACTCATCCAGCTGTTCTGCAAGCCACGCCCGAAGAACATGACCCTCCGCCGTGCTACACACGAGACACACCCGGAAGACTGGGCAGCGTTCAAGGAGTACGCGGTCTCTGACATCTCAGCTATGCGTGCTGTCCACAAGAAGATGCCTAAGAACAATTACCCAAACGGAGTCGAACTGGCCAACTGGCACATCGACCAACGGATTAACGACCGTGGTTTCCACGTCGACATGGAGTTGGTCGACGCAGCTATCGAAACCGTGAAGTCTGAGAAAATCAGGTTGAAGGCTGAAGCGAAGGAAGCGACCGATGAGTTCCTGGACGCCACCACCCAGCGCGACAAGCTGCTTGAATACCTCTTGAAAGAGTATGGCGTGTCGCTACCGGACATGAAGAAGGCGACCCTCACCCGACGCCTGGAAGACCCTGACCTACCGGATGGCGTGTGTGAGCTGATCTCTAACAGATTACAGGCGACATCGACCAGCGTTACAAAATATTCCAAGCTGAAGAAGGCTACCAACGATGATGGCCGTTGTCGTGGCACCGTCCAGTTTCTAGGTGCCAAGAGAACGGGTCGTGCTGCCGGGCGTACATTCCAACCGCAGAACCTTCCGAGTCGTGGGTTACTGCCAGCCAGTGAAACTGAGTGGGGCGTGGCGCTGTTGAAAGATGGCAGTGCAGCCGGTAACGTACCCAATCTAACAAAGCTGCTTACGTCGTCTGTGAGGGCGGTTCTGTGCGCCGCACCTGGGCGCAAGCTGGTCGTGTCCGATCTCTCGAATATTGAGGGGCGTGTTGGCGCCTGGCTCGCTGGCGAGGAGTGGAAACTACAGGCCTTCCGTAAGTTCGACACGATCACCGGTTACGATGGTCGAGGCAAGCCTGTGCGTGAGGGGGAGGATCTGTACAACCTGGCCTACAAGCGTTCATTCAACATGCCCGACGACCACGTATGCACGACGCCTCAGCGTAACATCGGTAAGGTGCAGGAACTCATGCTTCAGTACCAAGGTGGTGTCGGTGCGTTCGTGACTGGTGCGGCTGGGTATGGATTCGATCTGGAAAAGTTAGCTGAAGAGATTTACCACACCCTCCCGAAAGAGACGGTGCGTGAAGCGGCCAGCTTCTTTATCTGGGCTGAGAAGCAGGGGTTCCCGATGTTCGGGCTGAGCCGTGAGGCCTACATAACCGTTGACGTATTGAAGCGGCTATACCGCCAGGCTAACAGTAACATTCAGGACATGTGGGCGCGTTTAGAGAGCGCTGTCAAGCTGGCCATCTCACACCCAGGCAAGACGTATAACGCCGGGAAGTTGTTGAAAGTCCGCCGCCATAAGTCATGGTTGCGCATCAAACTTCCGTCTGGTAGAGTCCTGAACTACCCAGCGCCTAAACTCAACTACAAAGGCAAGAAGTCGACCATCACATTCATGGGCGACAACCCTTACACTCGACAGTGGTCACGTCTCAGCACCTACGGCGGTAAACTATTCGAGAACGTTTGTCAAGCCATCGCCCGCGACGTGTTGTACTGGACGATGCCAAAGGCCGAGAACGCGGGTTATCCGATAGTTTTACATGTGCATGATGAACTCGTAACTGAAACACCTGATAAAAAAGACTTTACACATGCTAAATTGTCTGATATCTTGGCTGCAGGTGAAGACTGGACTGAAGGTCTCCCTCTCGCAGCCGCTGGCTTCGAGTCTTACGAGTACAAGAAATAGGAGAATTATCGTGGCATTTACAACCAGACACAAAAACACCGGTGCTGTAATTTACGAGTCTAACTCGGTTACCTTCGCGGCACACGTTAACGCGGCAGCTACGCTAGGGGCTGACCTTCACGAGGCTGACCTTCACGAGGCTAACCTTCACGAGGCTGACCTTCACGAGGCTGACCTTCGCTGGGCTAACCTTCACGGGGCTAACCTTCACAAGGCTAACCTTCGCGGGGCTAACCTTCGCGGGGCTAACCTTCGCGGGGCTAACCTTCACAAGGCTGACCTTCGCGGGGCTAACCTTCGCTGGGCTAACCTTCACGGGGCTAACCTTCGCTGGGCTGACCTTCGCGGGGCTAACCTTCACGAGGCTGACCTTCACGAGGCTGACCTTCGCTGGGCTAACCTTCACGGGGCTAACCTTCACGGGGCAGCAAAGGTCGTACTTGGTTTGGAATGGGACGTATACTTGACGAACGGACATATCCGTATAGGATGTGAAAGCCATCTGTTAGCCGAATGGGCCTCGTTTAGTTACGTAGAAATTGAACAGATGGGTCCTAAAGCCTTAGAATTTTGGGCTGAGTACAAAGACTTTTTAATAAGGGAATGCGAGAAAATAACTAAATAGGAGAATTATCATGTCGCAGCACAGAGCACGACTAAGAAACCAGGAGCAACAGGATGCCTTCGTACTTGGGTACAACGCCTCGGAAGAGGGGCGCAGTTGTCACTCCAACCCATTCACAGGGGTGCCCCTCGGTCGCTACTGGACGCAGGGCTACGTTGAAGGCAGCTTCGACCTCAGGAAAATGGAGGTGGCGCATGGCGACTGAACTCAACAAGAAACAACGGGTTAGCATACAGCTCAAAGGCACAGTAGATTATAGGCTAGGCAAGAACCGAGCAGGTGAATTCGATACGGTTCTTGAATCCTTCTACTACTGCAAGGCCTGGCTGGCCGAAGAGAAGAAACGTGAACGCTTCGCCCGGATGGAAAACAATTTCGTAACACCACGTACCACACAACCGGAAAGAGGAAAACCATGACTAAAACATACTTCTCAGAAGTCCCAGCGACAGCCGAGGGAGCTAACGCCCGCGTAGCTGGCCTGAAGGAAGACGACAACCCGTATGCCTTATGTGGGTGGAGCAACAAACACCAGTCCTGGGGTTTGGGTTGGCGCATCGCCAACGAGGACATCCAAAAGGCAGACCTGAAGAGGATAGGCGACGCCTTCCGCCATAAAGTTAAACGCGAACTGCGGGTGTCGAAGGAACTGCAAGACCACCCACTGTACGAGGTGTTGACCTCGGCTATCGACCAGGCGGTGCATGGCAAAGGCGAGCGACACGGCGGCAACAAGACGCCTTTCCTGGAGCAGCCGTGGGTGCACTACGCTAAACTACATGGACGTGGTTTCCTCACGGGCCAAGCTGCCAAGAAACTGGAAGAGGCTGCCGGTCGTGGGCTAACTGGTGAAGCGTTCGAGCGCGAAGTCTTCGGCGCAATAGTCTACTGCGGCATGGCTATCCTGCGGGACCGGGGGACGTCTGAGACGAGACCTCGCAAGCTGTACGGGTCGCCCACTGGGCGGAACGCACCTGAGCCAGAAACCCAGGGGCTGCCGACCGACGGTGCCCGAGCGCGTAACGAGGTCGTCCACGAGGCTGGCCTGGTCGACCTGGATCTAGCTGAACTGGAACTCCGAGTGGCTGCAAACATTATGGGTTCAGCGCCCTACAGCCAGGCAGATGTGGTGGAAAAGTTGACCGAAGCAGTGTTCGCGTCAGAAGCGTTTCAAAATATTTTAAACCAAGAAAAGGAAGGTGGTAAAGATGTTGATTAACAGACAGACTACACAGAACGATAAGCTTCAACTCGTAACTGCGGAAGAAGCAGCCCGCACACTCGGCTGCAACATCAAGCAGCTTCGTTACGCAGCCTGGCCACAGGAGATGCGTGTACCTACCGTAGGTGACGGCGGCTCAGCGGGGTTGGAGACCATATTGGTAACCGGTGAGGCGTGGGTAAAGTCACCTAACCCGGATGGCAGCATCGGACGCGACGACACCAACCTACCGGCTTTGGTGTTTGTCCTCGGCCAGGTGTTGGGTGTCGCACCCGACATAGAGGTGATGGAAGAACTTATCACACCAGAAGCGTGCGCATGGCTTGTGCAGTCCGCGCAGGGGCAGCTACTAGGTCAAAGCGCGGTACCTGAAGAAGCCGTTGCGTGAACGTAACGTAGAATCTTACTTCGTAGACCAAGTCAAATATGTTCTACGAGGTGAGGTCAGGAAGTGTGAATGGGTTGGACGCGCACACGCCCCGGATAGGGTGGTATTTTTCCGGGGTGTTTATTTCGTCGAACTCAAGCGCCCTGGCAAGAAGGCCAGAGCAGCTCAGGCCCGCGAGCATGAGCGTATGCGGAAGCACGGCGCAGACGTACGGGTCATAGACACAACAGGAAAAGTAGATGAGTTCATTTCGGAACTCATGAAAAAGGCTGAATTAAAATGAGTCAAAAATTTATACCACGAGAATACCAGGAAATTATCATCGACCATGCCAGCCGACACGCACGCAGTGCTATCTGGGCTGGGATGGGGATGGGAAAAACCGTCAGTGCTTTAACCTACATCGACCAGCTTGAGCTTCAGGGAGTGACCACCCCTAAACTGGTGCTGGCACCACTATTGGTAGCCAAAACAAGCTGGCCTGACGAAGCAGATAAGTGGGACCACCTCTCCGGTATGCGTGTTGTGCCGGTGGTAGGGTCTGAGAAGGAACGCCGCCGCTTACTCCGGTGCGATGCCAACGTGTTTGTCACCAACTACGAGTCGATACCTTGGCTGGTAGATTACCTCGGTGACCGCTGGCCCTTCGAGACAATCATCGCCGACGAAGCTACACGGTTGAAAGGATTCCGCACCAGGCAGGGCAGTATGAGAATGCAAGCGCTCGCGCAGGTGGCGCACAGTAAAGTAAAATATTTCCAAGAGTTAACTGGCACCCCGTCACCCAACGGGCTGAAGGATCTCTGGGGCCAGATGTGGTTTCTGGATAAAGGTAAACGCTTGGGGTCTTCCTATCGGTCATTCAGCGACCGCTGGTTCTCTGCGTCACGTGATGGCTACGGGCTAAAACCACATGACTTCTCAGGGGCTGAGATCAACAAGCGCATACACGATCTGTGCGTGACCGTCAACCCGAAGGATTGGTTCGATCTGGAGGAGCCAATCGTGACTGACCGCTACGTTGACCTGCCGTCAAAGGCCATGCGCTTGTACCAGGAGATGGAAGAAAAATGTTTCTTCGAGCTGGAGGGCCACGAGGTAGAAGCATTCCACGCAGCAGCACGCACTCAGAAGCTGCTACAAATCGCTAACGGCGCAGTGTATGTTGACCCCTTAGTCGAGAGCGACGAGGACCCCAGGGCTAAACTAACGAAGGTTGTGCACGACGTTAAGCTACAGGCGCTGGAAAGTATAATAGCTGAAGCCAACGGGATGCCTATCCTGGTATCGACCAGCTTCCGTTCTGACCTGGTTAGGTTGAAGAAAGCCTTTCCGAAGGGGGAGGTGTTGACCAGTAAGAACGGTGTTGAACTCATGGGCCGGTGGAATAAGGGCCAGGTGCCGCTACTATTTGCGCACCCGCAGTCAGCCGGGCATGGACTTAACCTACAGTTTGGTGGTAATATCCTGGTCTACTTTGCGCAGACATGGAACCTGGAGCACCAACAACAGATCCTGGAACGCATCGGGCCAGTACGACAACTGCAAGCCGGTCTCGACCGGCCTGTCTTCGTCTACCGGATCATCGCACGGGGAACCGTGGATGAATTAGTTATCGCCAGAACGGACGGCAAGCGCGACGTACAAGATGTGCTGCTAGAAGCGATGGCCAAGAAAAGGAAATTCAGATGACACGCGGTGAATTTAATTACGAGCCGCCAGAGGACAGGGGCAGAAAGCTTCTCCTCCTAACGGCTGGCATGACGTGTATCGTAGGAATATGGGGTAACGGTGACTGGCTCATAGCCTGGGCCGAGTTGCCGAAGCGTAACAAACAAATTGAAAGTGAAAAAGGATACATATAAATGGCCGATATAATCGACACATCAAACGAACGAACCGAGCTGGAACTTGATCTCGGACAGAAGGCCGTGCGCGCTGCGGTAGCTCGTATGCCAGAGGGAGAGGCGGGTGAGTGCGACCACTGCGGGGAGTATTTCGAACGCACGGTCGGCGGAGCCTGCGGTTTCTGTCGGGATAAGCTGGGGTTACCTTAGGCACAAAAATCCCCGCGATGCACTGCGGGGCCGGGTGCAAGCGATCTTTGTATAAGTTATTCCGGTTGTCGTGGGTGTACTCTGTGAAGCTGGGAAAAGATGACGCCGTCAAGACGTTTGTTGGTGGCTGTCGACGCACGGGTGTGCTCCTGGTAGTGCTGCTCTTGGGTCTTGTGTAGGTTCTTCAAGTCCACCCGGATACCGCCGTAAACAGCCCCACACAGTATGAGGGTTTGTACTACTGGTTGCTGCAACAGTTCAGGCAATGTGGATAGCATAGACGTAGATGGGTTCGTTAATTTCCAACAGCATACTACATGCCTGTTTTTTGCGCAACTAATTTATTGTCGAATAGCACTTGCTAAACAGAAACAGTTAGTGTAAAGTCAGGTTTCTTTAAACGAAATGGAGTATAAAATTATGAAAGCTAGAACAGTTTACATCGTAACCGACGACGATAGCCAGACGGTACACCGCACACCCGGTGGTGCCCTCGACAGGTTTTCAAGGGGTGGGTGGTCCGTAGTGCCACCAGCCTACCCGGATATCACGGTACCCCTAAACCAACGTAACAGAGCCCCGGTAATCCACATACTGGAAGCGGAAGGTTACTTAGAATTCACTAACGGTGTCACCCGCATTAACGCAGCTCAACTATACGAGGACTAACATGGACATAACAGTGGACAAGTACGAGGTAACGGCGGTAGAGATAGGTAATTACTGTCGCGGGCCTGAGACCAGAAAGGATGCCGACACCCTCAAAATATTTCGTACGTCAAGTGGCGCACCAGCTTCGATCCAGTGGGTGTCTGCGTTCGATGAGGGGGTGTTTCTACAGGCGGAATTAGAAGAATCCTCGGAGGACAGGTGTACGGTGCAGGTACGCGATGTGTTGGATAGTCCGCAGGTCTACAAGGTTATCAACCCCGAGGGCGAACTCCCGGATGGTACGGACTCGGTAATCGATCTGTTCTTCATGCCTGAGCGAATCGAAGGTGACCCGCAGATAGTAGGCATTCGTTTCGCCGACGGCGGTACTGCTTTTCTACACTGTGTTCTTGAAGGGGAGCCGTGGGTTGAGGAGGGGGCGTCATTGCCCGACAACGTGATATTGTTCCCAGGCAATGATATAGTGCATTAATCTAGTACTTCAACGTGATTCAGTAACTCGGCTCTGCAGCCTTCATACTGGATCACGACTTCATCCGCCTCTTCAGTCAAGGCGATAAGATTTCGCTCAGTCTCTTCGTGAAGTCTTTGCCTGCTGGTTCCGCCACCACCTCCCCCAGGATCGCTGGCTTTGGCCTTTCCTGAATCACAATTTTTGGCTTTGACGAACAAGCCACGAGCAGCGACAACAGCAACATCATGCCTAAGTTCTGCAACAGCTTTTTGTTTGGCATCTCTTATTTCCTCTATTCTAAGTAAGTGCTGGGCCGCAGCGATTTCTGCCGCAGCTTGTAGTGCTTCCAGTTCTGCGATGTGCATGGCGTCGTTGTCCGCTTGAATCTCAAGCCAGACGGCGCGCTCCACATCACGACCGGTATCGTAGGCCTGGTATCCGGCCCAACTAACCAACCCCACGATCAGCAGGGCGGGCAGGACATACTTGATGCCCCACCCTATCAAGCTAGCGTACACTAGCCCACCAACGTTTCAACCGGATAATCGGCAAGTGGATCGTGTTGACTTCCCACTCGTACCACTTACTAGACGGGCTGAAATACGTCGGCACCGGAGTTATGGAATTGCTACTAAGCACCGGATTGAACGTCATAAACTCTTTCAGGCTCTCAGCCGCCGGGGCGCAGTCTTCCGACCCACCCATGCAGGTTACTCGACGACGGGTTGTCATCCAAGCCAGGTAGGCGACGAGTGCGGAATTTTTGTATGCTTCATGTGCCATATTGTTTCTGCTCCTTCTTTTGTGAATAAACTTTAAATAGGTAGCCCATGACTACCGCTTGTGGCGCGTGGAAAGCCCCCACCACCATTACGACTTCAGTGCCCGCCACCCCAATTTCCGTGGCGTACATGATGTACTTGAAACTAAGGTTAATAAGGTAGACGTTGATAGCTATCTGGGACGCGATCACGCCACGCCGGAATAGCGCGAACTCTTCCAGAGCTCTAAGGAGCCAATGCACGCCTGCCTCCTGGTTCGCCAGGTGCGCGCAGCGTCTTGCGTAACTCGGTCATTTTACCCGCTAAACCGGGGAGCATGTCAGCCTGCCGTAGCGCGTCTAGGTTACCGACGCCTATGCGACTGGTCGCTTCGAGGTCTAAACACGACTGACGGGCTAACCTCGTCTGCCAGTACTCCTGTTCTGCGTCCTGGATCTGCTCGTGTGTGAACTTCGGCAGCGCCTCGTACATCGCGTACAGACAATTGAACTCACGGATCGCGCCGAGTATAGCAAACTCGGCATCTTCCTGGTCAAGGGCGAGCAGATCGCGTTCGTCGTCGTCGTCCTCCTCGGCCATCTTGTTGCTCAGTTGACGCAGCCCAATCTGCGCACGTCGGATAGACGACACCTTACGCTGTAGTTCGATCACGACCTGCAGGAACTGCCGCTCAGGTGTTTCGTGCTGCTGCACTACAAAATGTTTTAGTTGGTAGTCGCTACGTGACTGTGATACGGCCTCGAACGAATTCCTAAGCTCGCGCCCCTTATCGATTATCTGCTGCACCTGTAGCGCGGCTGCGTGGTCTCCTAAATCTGACATATTTCTGGCTCCTTCTTTGGTTAAAAATAACTTGACCCTGCTGCTTCCATACTCGAACGCTCACCACCTACCAGCTCAGCAGCAGCGAGAGCGGTCAGTGTCGCGGTTGCGTAGTCTACACGACTCGTGTCGGAAAGCCAAGCGGCTGCCGTGTCCCCCAACCACCCACCGGACGCGTACAGGTTTACTGCGTCACCGGTTGCTGAGGAGTCCATGCGGTCGAAAGTGCTAGTGCCTGCCGACGCCAACGTGTCCGTGGCGTAGGTTATCTGTTCCATAACATCGGTTAACGTGAGTTCGGACGTAGGGTAGACGGATACGTCCCCCCCGATAAAGATACCCGAAGTGGTGTTTCCGGCTGCGGCTACGTCACTGCGAGCGACGCTCGACACAACGGTGGACAAGGCAACGGTGAGCGTAGCAAAGGTTACGATGTCAGCCGTCGTGCGCCTCGTGTTGTCGCTAGTATCGAAGCCACCCATCATGTATGCGCTGGTGGCGTTGCTTACCTCACCAGCCTCGTAGTAGAAGTTAACCCCTCCGAAGGTGGCGCCTGTTTGCAGTGTACCGCTGACCGACGACCACGTTTCAGCAGCGTAGTCGAAGGACTCCGCGTTCATCGTGGTCCCCCCGGCGTTCAACCCGCCGACGACAAGACCAACGGCCTGGTTGCTAACACCCATGCACGCGTACCGAGCCTCCACTTGTGCCCCACTCGCAGCGGTGGTGTCCGTAGCGAGGGTGATCTTGTCGGTAACGTCGGTAATGCTGTTCCAGAAGCCCTGAGTGCTCCCGTTGCGCCATCCACCCCCCGCGAAATAACACGTACTACCATTACTCAAACCGGCGTGGGTCCACCGGGCTAATGTCAGCTCAGCGGACGGCGTAAGGTTCGTGATCTCCGTAGTAAAGTTTAGGACGTCAGTGTTGGCAGTCAGCAAATTGTTGCCGAACCCACCGGTGAAGTAACCGTGTGGGGTGCTGCCCAACCCGATAGGCGACCGCTCCCCGAAGCCCCCGAATACAGGGCAGGAGATCCGATCGTCTAGCTGGGCGTCTGGGAGTCCCAGGTAGTACAGAGGTTTGCTAGGTTTTATCATGTAAAGATTCCTGTACTCGCTGAGGCTACGTGAACGGACGCTGTCGGCAGGGACGCGGCGCGGGCTAGTGCGGCAACACCGGTTGTGTAGTCAATATGCATCATCGTCGAACTGCCAACCCAACCGCCTAACAGGTTGCCTACGGAGCCACCAGCGGACAGTGTTAGTGGTAGCTCCGCACCTACCGCCATCGTCTCCGTAGCGTAAGTGAGGACGTCTTGCAACACCCAACCGATACCTCCTGCGAAGTACCCGGTCGTTAAGTTCCCCCCGGCTGCGATGTAGTTGCGCCCGAGTACGTTGGCGATGTCCCCCGTCGAAGATGCGGCGGTTGTTTCGGTCGAGTACGTCAATACGTCGGTGTCTTTCTTCAATGAGGGAGTACTGCCGCTGACAAAGCAACCCAGTGTTGTATTGCCTGCTGCGGACAAGAAAGCCCGCGCCAGACTGAGATTGGCTGCGGCCACTAGCGCGAGGGTCTCGGAGCTGTATGTGTTACGCTCGGTGATGTCTGTCTCGGTCCAAACAGCGGTCTGCCCTCCCGTTATGAAGCCTAGTGTGGAGGTGCCTACTCCCGCCTGCCCCTCGGTAGCCGTTGCTATATTTGCGCCTGCGACTGCGACGGTTACGTCGGTCGAGTAAGTCAACCGGTCTGTGATAACCGACCAAGCGTTCGGTATACCTCCTGAGTCAGAGGTGCTACCTCCGCTAAAAAATCCTTTGTCTGCGTTGCCGTACCCTACAGGGGAGACCCGTGCGACTGAGAGATCGGCGCCCGCTACTAGGGAGGATGTACCAGCGAACAGAGATACTTTCGTAGTCGTACCGCTGTACCCGAACGTACCTGCTGACAGGGTCTTACCCCCTGTGAAGTAACCGACACCTGCGGCAGCTATGTGTACAGTGCTGTCGCCGCCAGAGCCACTATCGATTGCTGCGGAGCACTGGCGTGCATTCAAGAGGGACTCGTCACCCCCCAAGTAGAATAGTGGTCTAGTTAACTTAAACATCTGGTTATTGTACCTTTATTTAGGTGACCCAGCAAGGATGGCCTGCAGCATACCCTCAGGTCCCACGTCGCCTCGTTCGATGGCAGCGATGCCTTCGACCGTAGCAGCTACCTGGCCAGCAGGGTAGTGCAGCACCGCTCCGCCGACGTTGTTGAGTGCCTTGTATAGCGCCGCGTCGGCTTCGCCTTGGCCGAGCTGCACACCCGCTTTCTGGACATCACTGAAGAACCTCAAACCGGCTGGGCCTTGGTACCCGTAAGTCTGCATACCCAAGGCACCCTCGACACCCGCACTCATCTCACGTAACAGGATCATTTGCCCCATGAGATGTGAAATCTGTTCCTTGGCCAGCTTCTCCGCGTAGCAATCCAGCTCCTCACAAGACGGTTTCAACCCTTCCTTGACCGCCAAGCCGAGGACAACCGGTACGGTGTTTAGTAGCAGCATGTCGATGGCGAACGCACCCACCTCGGAAGGTGACTTGAAGTTCGTACGGCGGAAAGCTTCGATGTTCATGTTATATGCGGCGCTGAAGTAACTGTAGAAGTTAGTAAACAATTTCCACAATGGGCTTCCGCGCTGCACACGGGCCAAGTCTTTAACCTGACCCCCGGATTGTGAATCAACCACAGCTTGATCAGCCAGAGCGGCTGCCTTCTCGTCGATGTCCTGGCGCTGCTTATCGTCGGTAGCGTTCTCTGCCTTAAGCTCGTGTAGCGCCTTCTCGTAAGCTCCCAGCCAGGTAGGTATATCAACCATGCGCTGGGCCTTACCGATCATCGTAAAGTAACTGGCTGTCACGTTGTTCAGTCCTTCGCCTGAGCGTACCGTGTTGAGCACCTCGTTAATCTCACGCATCATCGTGCGACCACGGTCAGTCATCAACTTGGACTTGCTGTCCACGAGACGACCGGCGGCCAGTGGGTTCTTCAGGTAGTCAACAACCCCTCGACCCATCCAACCTGACCCGATACGAACCGCGCTCTGTGAGAGACCGGTGAACTGCATCAGTGCGGTAGAGAATCGCCAGCCCAGGCCAACGATTGTGGACCCAGTGCGAACTCGGTTGATCGCTACTTCCATCGCGTTACGCCCAGGGTTGTCGCCCGTTGCGATGTCTTCTATGGTGTCGCGCATTTCCTGCAAAACCTCTACGCCGTAGTGGTCGCGTATAGGCTGGTCAAGTGCCTTCAACATACGATTGGCGTCGATCAACCACGGTTGCCAAGCAAGCCGGTGGGTGACTTCACTCACGTGTTGGCTAATAACATTGTAGCTGAGTAGCAGAGGGCGACCGATAACCGCGTCGGCTCTGTTCTTCACGTAACCGCTACGAGTAGCTGAGGCACCGAAGGCGGCCTTCATACCCATCCGTAAGTCGGTGACTGCTTCGAGTGACTCACTGCGGGTGGATAACAGCGCGTCGTATTTAGCCGGGAAGTACCCGCCGGTGAATGTGCCGAACTTGGTCGTGATTGGTGTAGCTTCCACCCACTCAGGCGCAACACCGGTTAGCTGTTTTTCTAACGCAGCTACCTGTGGCTTGAATGAGCCGATGTAGTCCCACACACCCTGGACAAACTCCCAATCTTCCTTGGTCAATGTGTCAAGCACCTTCTGAGCCTGCGCTGGTGACAATGCTTTCTTACCGGTGGTACCGCCGTCCAACAGTCGCTGGCGGTTACCTTCATTACCCCAGTTCATAGCGAACATAACGCGCTGCTCGTGGGTCATGCTGAAGTCAGTACCTGGCACCAATTTCTTGCGAGCGTATATGTTACCGGCGACAGTTCCATCCTTCGGTAGTTTCTTGAACAAGTCGGCAATCGCGTTGGCAGCGTCCTGTTTCATTTGTGTTTCGTTGTCCCCAGCTTCATTCATCCCGCGTGAGAACAGATTCCACATCACCCCGTTATCTTTACTGCCGTCCATCTCACGGATGAACGAGTTAAATTTCCGGTGCGCTGCTGCCATGCGACGTGCCCACTGCGCCGTGATGCCGATGACGTCTGTTGGCGTGCCGCGTGCTTTAACAACACGGTTGGCGTTAGCTCGGATAGAATCCTCGGCATCGTTAGCGAGCGCTTGGAAGTCTCGGGCTTCTTTGTCGGTGAGCATTCTATGCTTCATACGTCCGAAGTGCTCAACCTGTTTGACGCCATCAACCAGGCCACGTAGTTCTTCCATGGTCATTTCTTTGTAGTGCTTGCGCTTCAGGTCGTCGAGCAGTGCAGGGTCAAGTGCAGGCTCGTATCCGAGTGCTTGTTGGTCAGCCATCCAGTCAGCCAGTGACTTGCGCTTGTCGATAGCCTTGGCAGTCACGCCCTTGCGAAGATCGAAGCCGCTCAGTAAATCTTGGATCTGTTCCAGGTACTCAGCATCAACCGACTTGCGCAGTGAAGGCTTGTCGAATTTCCGCAGGTAGCGCAGGTGCTTCTCAACCTCTGTACGTGCCTCTGTAGCAGCTCGAACAAGCCGGTTGTTAAGCAGTGCAGCACGCTGTGCTTTGATCGCTCCGTTCGGATCTTTAGCGGCCTTCTTGGTGGATTCCTTGTTCGCCTTGGCTTCTGCTCTGGCATACTGGCCAGGGGTAAGCTCACGAATTTTCTTCTGTGCAATGGCTGCCTCGGCTGCAGCTTTTGCAGCACGGTTTATTTGCGGTACAGTAATTGAAGACTTTGTCAACATCTGTAAACCGGTTGCCATAAACCTGGCACGTGCCTCGTTGTGGATGGCCTTCTCGGCTGCGATCTCAACTGCGCGATTGTCAACCAGGTCACCGTGTTCTTCCAACATGCGCTGGGTGGTGAGGTTCTCAATACGCTCAGCCGGGCGTTCGCCTTCAGCTAATTCGGTGATCAGTGCATCACCGGAATCGAAGCCAAACATCTGGGCCGCGAGATCCGGGTGTGCGCCCTTGGGCGATGTCATACCTCTGATCTTCCCCAGGTCGATGTCGGGTTGTAACGCCTTGACATTATCCGTGTTCAGCTTGAAGGGTTCGTCAACCTTGGTCGTGCTGCCATCTGCGTTGAAGAACTCACCCTTGCGGAGGAATCCGCGAGCCTGGTTAATCGGCTCGGACATAACCTCAACTGCTACCTGAGTCCGTATGGCCGCCCGCTTGTCCTTGGCTTCCGCTTGCAATTCCTTGATGACTCGGGACTTGGCGTTAGCAAGCCAGCGCATATCACGAAGACTTCTAGAGGACAGCTCGTCAATGCTTTGTGCCGTAGCTGCTTCACCCTCGTCAAGATACGCTTGGAACTTTGACGGGGATACCCCAGCCTCTTCCGCAGTGTTGAACAAAGGAGCGTATTCTCGTTCTTTTTCCGTTTCGAGAATAGCATCTTCGGCTGCGAGGAGTCGGTCGAATACTTGCCGTATTTCATCATTTAATTTACCTGCTAGTGGGTTGGTTTCTAAAAAGTCACGCATTGACTTGTAGACGTCCAGCATCCAGGTACGGAAGCGGGCGAATACAGGTTGCATCTTGGTTGTTGGTGCCTTGCCTTCTAATATGTAACGCTCGAAAGATTGCGCCCACTGCTCGTGGGACATACGCTTCTCTTCGAGGGTCATACTGCGCCAGGTGTTCGGGTCTTCGATACCAAACCATGACATCGCTTTGTTAAAATCGTCGACGATCTGTTGTGGTGCGTTTGGCTTACCGGCCATTTCCGCTAGTGCTTCCAGGTAGAAGTGTCCGCCCTCGTGAATCGTTGAGGATAAGTCAGATCCTTCAAGCAGTGAGATGGTGAATGTCTTCGGGTTGTACGAAGCACGGTCGCCTTGAAACAACGGCAACCCTTGGAGGATCTTCTCGCGCAATTCGGGGGTAATCTCGAAGCCTAGCTGCTCACCTACGCGATCGTCAACAGGAAAGTCGTCACGCGCTTCTCGTAGCTTCTTGTCGCCCATCTCGACCACTTCAACCTTCGGGCCTTTCAACTTCTTCAAAATGTCGTTGGCTACCTGCGGGACGATCTTGTCGTAAAACGCGATCATACCTTCACCGCCTACTTTGAGGTCGAGGCCCTTCAAGGTGCGTATCTGGCCTTGCCCTTCTTTAGGCTGGGCTAGTAACTTCGCCGCCGCTTCTTTTCCGATGTGGTCTTCCAGGTTCTCATCGGTCACACCTGACTGGCTTATTACTAAGTTGCCGTCGTGGTCGTGGGCTTTTATCGTGTCGCCTGAGTAACGCACCTCAGACAGTCGCTTACTCAAATCAAACCGATCAACTTGCTGTGCCCCTGTAGTCCACGCGATACGGTCGAAGCCATTCTCGGCTGCGTAGCGCATCATGCGTTTCATCGCTAAGGCTGTCCATGCTTTCGTGTCCTTGACGAATGGGCCTTGTGACACTTTAGTGCCAAGCCGTTCGGGTTGTAGCTCGGTCATTAAAGCTGCCCACTCCGTCTTCAAGTCAGAGGGGGCTTCAACGCCTAGTGCTTCGATCTCTTTGGTGCGTCTACGGATCTCAGCTTCACGCTGCTTCGATACACGGAAACCTCTCTTACGCCCAGCCTGCGCCCAATCAGATTGTATCTCTTCGATGAAGAGGACGCGATCTTTAGGGGCGAAGTTCAGGAAGTCTGGCTTCTGTGGGAGTTCGTTCCGCCTATCGTTTAGCTCTTTTTGCAACAACATGCCTGGAGTAGGAGGTAGTGTGCGCAACCTGTCTTCCACCTCGGATTCAATCTCGTGGCGCAAGAGTTTACCTTCGGCTTCTACCTCGTCGCGCAACCGATCCCGGATCGGCTTCCGTTCTTGCGACGTCTGACGCCGTGCTTTAGCCTGTTGCTGTTCTATCTCTAATATTTCAGGTAGCGCTGCGCTATACGCCGCCTTTTCAGCGAGCATCTCTTCGGACAGAGGAGCCTCGGCCTCCCGCTCATTAAACCGAATATGTGCCAGGATATTCTCTTGCTCAAAGTGAGCGGTATCCTGGAACTTGAAGTCACCGGGTAGGGTGAGCAACAATTCTTTATAGTTCTCACCACCTGGTAGGGTGTACTGCTCGAATTTGGTTCCGGGTTCTCCCTCATCTAGTTCGGGGTTATACGCTGAGTCAATCGTTAAATCCACATCGTCCGATGCGGCGACATAGTGTTCCGCGTCGTCAAGATTGGCGAAGTACTCCTCTACGGCCCCCTCAGCGTCTACCACGAACCACTCGTTATCTTCTCCTTCTCCGAACAGAGCACCCAGGCCACCCTCTCTTAACTCCACGTCCTCGATCTGCACACCGTTCATCTGTACGAAGGACTCAATACCCGTCAAGTGCACGGGGTCTTCCTCAGCGGCCAACCAATCCAAGATGCCGACCGCTTCCACTTCTTCCTTCTTGAACTTGCCTTCTTTCTGGCGGGCGGTTATCCACGCGATAGCCTGCTTCGGTTTGATGAAGCCTTCCTTGTTGGCCACTTTCTTGAGGCCACCGATTTCTCGTTCTAGGGCTGAGAAGAAAGTGGACTGTGCTAGTGTTGTACTCGGTGTCAAGTTATCAGGCACAGGGAGTGGCTTAGTGGCGTCGACCTGCGGCTTGCGGAAAATAACAATAGCCTGATCGTCTGGCACATCCTGCGTGGACTGCGGCGAGAGTATCCGACGTGCGCCTTCATTCAACCCTAGACGATCTTGGGTGTTGCGTGCTTCGATCTCGCCAGCTAGGCGTCGATAGCCTTGTTCTAAGCTCTGCTCGGAGTCCAAGAAAGATACTGTGTCGACGACGTCGCGGTAATCTTTAAACACGGCGGAATCTTTAGACAACTCGGCTTCGAGTTCGGCCAACTGCTTCTCGACTTCAGCTTTGGCTACAGGCTGTCCTTCCAACTTAAACCGAAGCTTGTCAACTTCTTGTATTATGCCAAGCACCTCTGGGTTCCTGGTGAGTTCCGTGAGGTCTTTGATCTGGTCTTGCTTAAGTTGGGCGATAAGTTCAGTAGACCCCCCACGGGCGAAACCTTCGATGTTCTGTAGCCCGTGTTGTACCTCGTGCATAATGACCGACAACAGGTTTGTCTTACGGACCTTTGCGCCTATTTTTATCTGGGGAGGCTTAGAACCTTGCCCCGCATCGAACGAAGCCCCGTCGGAGGCGGGTATTAGCCCCACGTCCATCTGCGCAAGGGCTGGGTAAGCTGCGAACAAAGCCGGGTGGTCTACAACGTCACCGAGTAGCGTGCTCTCCCTGGCGTCTACCGTATTGAAGAAGATGTCACCCCAGTCCATGCCACGCGCTGCGTACTTGGTGCTGATAGCTGCTTTACTGTCGTCGATCTCAAAGCGCCACTTGTCGTCTACGCCTTGGAACCAACCGGTTAATTCACGGATGTCCTCGTTAGCCATACCGGTTGCGGCCAGTTCTTTCGCCCGTCCCAGGTTGAACTGGTCGGCGGTCGCAGCCGTTGGGCCTGCGAACTGGGCTAACGTCTCCCGTACAGGCTCCCGGAACATACCCTCGGAGATTTCAAAATCTTTATTGCGGCCTTTATTCTCTACGAAACCGAAGCGTTTGTAAAACTTAACAAGCCGCCCTCTGGAAGTCGTCCCTTGGAAGTCGTCCTGAACTGCGGGGGTCAGTACCGTCTTCAGGCCGTGGTGGTCTGCATACTCGGTGATACGCTCCATAGCTTGGGTGCCAACACCTTTTTTACGGTCGGCCTTGGCCACGATGATCGTGCCTAATTTAAGGTTGCCTTGATTGTTGAGTGAAAGTTGTAAAGTTTTCAACCCTACCTCGGCTGCTAGGCCTTCAGCAAACTTGGTTACGCTCTCTGGGCTAAGGAATGTTGATTGTTTAAATATGTTCGGGTCGGCAGGGTTGAATGGGCCTACGTTTTCTACCGATTTTATTTGGGTCGGGTTAGTGACCACTACAACCTCGATACTGCTCTCTTTGTCAGGGCTTAACCACTCGGTAACTACACCATCGCGGCCTGTGGCCTCCGTTAGTGAGGCGAACACCTCCTCGATGGTGGCGATACCCCCGTTTATGAGTGAACCAACAAAGTCAGCGTCGCTTTCCGCGTTGTCCTCTATCTCCACCGCGTTAGTCAAAACGCCGTTTACCCCCTCGAAGTCAACGTCGCCGTAGTTACTTAGCGCGTCAGGGTCGTTTCTGTGCAGCTCCTTGAGAACTTTTTTAATTTGGCCCTTAGTCACCGTGCGCTTTTTGTCTGAGTACGGTCCTCTCACCCGCAGGTACGTTGCGAATAACTTACCCCCTGTTGCGTAAGTCTCAGCCACGGCTCTGTTCGGAGTAAAGTAAAGACCTTGGCCCTCAGAAGTGCCTTGTTCCCCCATACGCTCGAAATCGAACACCTCGAAGTCGTTAGGTGACCCGTGATACATAACCTTCGGTCTGCCTTCCGCGTCGACGATTTTACTGTCGCCAAACCACCGCCAGAAGTTCCTCACGCCTTCCTCGTCTTTAGCTAATAGTTGTCCTTCACTGTTCGTCGTCGAGCGCGTGGCGCCGTCTACATCTAGTGTAGGGGGTAGTAGTGCCGCTTCAGGAGGTGCGTCTTTTTGGGTCAAGCTGCCACCGTTAATGGTTACGTTGCGGAAGTTCAGAGGCATAGTCTTGAACAACTCGGAAGGCATAACACCCTGGCGGGCTGCGTTTACCGCGAAGAACTCCCGGAACGGTATCGCGTATGAGGCGTTGACCGCTTTGGTGAAACGACCAGCTTTGTTCAACCCCTGTAGAATCTGCTCGTGGACTTCCGATGCGTCAGCGGCGAAGGCTTCCACCTTGTTCTCGTGGTTCTTCAGGTAATCTTCGTACGCTGGTGCTTCCTGTCCCATGGTGTGGTCAGCGTAATCTTCTCGGCTAAGTACCGGCTCATTCTCGGTTATGATCTGTCTAGCCTGCTCGGTCAGGTCAGCTTCCTGCTTCTGAAAATATTCTTGTGACTCGTTGAATGTCAAGCCGTCAGGCGTCACACGCAAGTTGTCAAGGATGCTGGTTTCAGCTTCTGAACCGACGAAGTAGGTCAGGTAGTCTTCAATCGGAATTCTGACATCGCCACTGGTCTCAGTAGCCACCTGAAGATTACGAGCTACTTCTGGCATCTTCTCGGTCAATTCTTCCGGGGTGAGTCCTGATTGAGCTAGTGACTCGTTGAACTTGTCTGCTGCGATGAACACCTCGGTGATGGAGGTTTCGCCGTCTTCAGCCATAGTCCTGACAAATTCTTTGAATGCTTCAGGCGAACGGGTACGAAGCTTGCTCTCTGCTGCAGCACCGCCAAGGCCTTCCAAAATTTCTTTACCCTGCTCCGCGTGTTGAGCACCGGCCATCGCCTTGACTTCTTTGGCTGCAGCGTTGTCAATTGCTCGGTTTAAAATACTCTTCTTGGTTCTCGTGGTCGCTACGTTGACGGCACCGCCTAATGTGCCACCCGCTAGAAAACCGATGGCCATGGCTTCTTCCACACCCTCATCCCAAGGCTTGCCAAGAGCGACGTTCTGTGCTATCTGCTCGACACCTGATTGGCCAAGTTCTTCCAAACCCTCACCGGCAACACCAGTCATGACGCGGGTGGCTAAGCGAGCGGGCAT